TGCAACATATGTTGCGGCTTTGGTAAAGGGTGAAAACCCTGAAGTTAAGGTTAACGCATCTGTGGCATTCCCATATGATGTGTTGAAGGGACGTATCTCCAATTATGGAGTTACATTCAACAAGACCGAATTGGACTTGATTGAAGCACAATGGAATGCATTGCCTAACTATGTTGGGGATGCAAACATTCTGCCTCTGGTTGACGTATCTGGTTCTATGACCTGCACCGCAAGTAAGACCGGTAAGTTGACTTGTTTGGAAGTTGCAGTCTCTTTGGGATTGTATCTTGCTGATAAGAACAGGGGTGCGTTCAAGGACACATTCTTGACCTTCTCCGGCAATCCAGAATTGTTGCACCTAAAGGGTGGTATCAATTCTAAGATTGACCAAATGGTTAAGTCCAGCTGGGATATGAACACTGACCTGAACAAGGCCTTTGCAAAAATCCTAGATGTTGCTGTAAAAGGCAATGTAACACAAGAAGAAATGCCAGCAATGGTGTTGATTCTGTCAGACATGCAATTTGATGCCTGCATCAAGCATGATGATTCTGCAATCGAAATGATTGCACGTATGTACGAAGCCTCAGGATACACTTTGCCAAAGGTTGTATTCTGGAACTTGAATGCTTCATATGGCAATGCGCCTGTGAAGTTTGACAAGTCAGGTACTGCACTGGTGTCTGGTTTCTCTCCAGCCGTGGTTAAGCCACTGCTTGCGGGTGACCTAGAAAACTTCACACCAGAATCCGTGATGTTGAAGACCATCATGGACGACCGTTACAAAGTGCTGTAACGCAGTGGGCACCGAAAGGTGTCCATTTTGAAATACATTGCTGAAGTTGGTTCGGTTTGACAGGGAGATCCAATTGCCTATGTCGTTAGTGTATTTCAAAATGGATTTGCGAGTGTGGCGTAATGGTAGCCGCATCAGACTTAAAATCTGAGGTCGTAATGGCGTGCCGGTTCGAGTCCGGCCACTCGCACCAAAAGTTGTATATATATTATAGCAGAGTATGGAAGTGGTTATCCGTCTGGCCTCATAAGCCTGAAATCGCTGGTTCGAATCCAGCCTCTGCATCCATCTTGCGGGATTAGTTTAATGGTAAAATTAGAGATTTCCAATCTCCAGTCATCAGTTCGATTCTGATATCCCGCTCCACTAAAGTGTTTAACCATATAAATAATGGATGCACTTTAACATAATCATTACATTTAACGACTTATTGTTTTTACTGGGGTGTATACCTCTAGTAATGATATTTTGGGTAATGTTTAAAGACTGGTCAAACGACCGAAATAGATACTAACCACCTGACGTTACAGCCTTTGCCAATTCATTTTTCTGCTCTCGTTCTCTGTCGTCCTGTTGCTGTCTAAGGATTTTTTGGCGCGCCACAACCTTTGCCTCATACGCTTTTTGTTCTTCAGCCATACTATAAAACTGAACACCCATCATAATAAATGCAGTAATAATAGTGCCGCCGGCCAATACATATAAAGACAGCATTCCGTATTGTGCCATCTTTTCTTTATGTGCTTGTTTGGCTTTTGCTAGTGCTTCTTCACCTTCACGTTTTTCTTGTAATAATCTAGTACGTTCAGCAATCATCTCCTGCCAAATTTGAGGTTTGCCAAGTTGCCAGTATATCATGTCTTTGAGTGCTCGTTCATCTTCACGCAATTGATTACTACGCATAGCAAACTCAAGTGCTTGGCGTCCTATTTCAGCATCTGATTTATTTAATGCGCCATGTTTGGCTTTGATACTAGCCATATGAACTTGGTCAGCGGCTTCAAAGAAATGTCCCACCTGGCCAATAATGCTGTTAACATCTTTGCCCATAGCAATGGCTTGTTTGATGCCACTAATTGCTGATTGTGCAGCAGTGAACGCTAGACCAATAGTGATTGGATCCATTATTTACCCACCCCTCTTACATATTTCTGGATACAATCTATTAGAGCAATCTTTTTTTGCCCATTCAACACAATCGACTTTACCCTCTTGCGGTGTATTTGACCATTTCCATCGTATGCAAATTAATACTTCATCTTTTTTCAAAGTGTTGTAAAGTAATATATTTTGATCCGCCTCTATTGAGCTACATAGAATGATCGATGTTAGAATGGCCACAAAAATAATTTTAAACATTTCGATAAGTATACCAATAAATTGTTGACAACAGAACAAAAAAATGATATACTAACGCATCAAATCAACCAATATTTATAAGGAAGTGTCATGGTAATTATTGTTTTAAAATTAATCACAGGCGAAGAAGTTCTTGGAGAAGTACAATCCCAAAGTGAAACTGAATGGGTTTTGGAAAATCCTGTAGGTATTGCAGTTGTTCGTGGCCAAAATGGCCAACCTAATGTTGGATTTGCACCTTTTCCAATCCATGCACCACAAAAACCAGGAAGTGTTGTTGCTTTGGCAAAGAAACATGTGATATACTCTTACGTTCCTGCCGAGGATTTCATTACGAATTATAATCAAATCTTTGGTTCTGGTATTGTTCTTCCACCATCAAAACAACTTATCGTTTAATGCAATTTTATACTAATGTACAATGTTTCGGTAATAGTATTCTATACCGAGGCGTAATGGATGGCAAAAGAGTTAAACAAAGAATTGACTATTCACCATCACTTTATATTCGCAGTAAAACTGGCCAGTATAAAACACTTGACGGTAAAACATTAGAACGTAAACGTTTCGATGACATTAGTGGTGCCCGTGAATACATCAAAGGTTTTAAAGATGTGTCCGGCGCACCTAAAATCTATGGAAACAATCGTTATGAGTACGCCTTTATCGGTGAACAGCATAAAGATATGGTCGACTGGGACCAAGATAAAATCGTTATTGGAGTGGTTGATATTGAGGTTGGTTCAGAGAATGGTTTCCCTGATCCATATCTTGCGAATGAACCTATTACTGCCATCTGTTTGAAATATATTAATGGCCTGACAGTCGTTTTTGGCTGCGGTGATTATGTTGTCCAAGGCAACGAAGTCTATATTAAGTGTAAAGATGAATGGACACTTTGCAAAAGATTTCTAAAACAATGGACTAATAATTGTCCTGATGTGTTGACTGGTTGGAACACCAAGTTTTTCGATATTCCTTATTTGATTAATCGTTTTCGTAAAATTGTTGGTGAAGAAGAAACTAAACTTTTATCGCCTTGGAAATATATCACTGAACGTAAGACTATCATCAATGGTCGACCAATGACGGCATATGATATTGTTGGTGTTGCTTCACTTGACTATATTGAACTGTATCGTTGGTATGCTCCTAATGGTAAGTCACAGGAATCATATCGTTTGGATGCAATTGCGACTGCTGAGGTTGGTGAGACTAAACTATCATATGATGAATACGATAATCTGCATGAATTGTATCGTTTGAATTATCAAAAGTTTATTGAGTATAACATTAAAGACGTTGAGCTGATTATTAAACTGGAAGAAAAACTAAAACTATTGGAATTGGGTTTAACTCTTGCATACGATACCAAGTGTAACTATGAAGATATATTTGCACAGACACGCATGTGGGATGCACTCACTTACAATCGTTTGATGCAAGATAAGATTGTTGTTCCTCCAAAAGAAACACAAGAAAAAGATGGTATGTTTGCCGGCGCATATGTTAAAGACCCACAAGTTGGACTACATGAATGGCTTGCATCATTTGACTTGAATAGTTTGTATCCTCATTTGATGATGCAATATAATATCTCACCAGAGACTTTGATTGAACCAGAAGATTACACACAAGAAATGCGTGATGTTATTTCTTCTGGTATAAGTGTTGATAAATTACTCACTAAGTCAGTTAACTTGTCAAATTTGAGTGGTGTAACAATTACACCTAACGGCCAATTCTTTCGTACAGATATTCAAGGTTTCTTACCAAAGATGATGGATGAAATGTATCAAGACCGTAAAAAGTTTAAGAAGATGATGCTGAATGCAAAGCAGGACTATGAAAATGAAAAAGATGATTCTAAAAAGTATGAGATTGAAAAACGAATTGCTAGACTCAATAATCTTCAGCTTGCAAAAAAGGTTTCTCTTAATTCTGCTTATGGTGCTTTAGGTTCTCAATATTTCAGATTCTATGACTTGCGTATGGCCTTGGGTGTTACCACTGCCGGTCAATTGTCAATCAAATGGATTGAAAATAAGATTAACGGTTACATGAACAAGTTACTGTCGTCAGAAGAAAAAGATTATGTCATTGCTTCTGATACAGATTCAATTTATTTAAAACTTGGGCCTTTGGTCAACAAAGTGTATGGTGTTGATGGTGTAGTTTCTATGCCGAAGACTAAAGTGATTGACTTTATGGACAAAGTTTGTAAAGACAAGATTGAGCCATACATTAACGAATCATACAATGAGTTGGCTGAGTATGTACATGCGTATGCACAGAAGATGCAAATGAAACGTGAAGCATTGGCTGACAAAGGTATTTGGACTGCCAAGAAGCGTTACATCATGAACGTGTATGACAATGAAGGTGTTCGTTACAATGAACCTGACTTGAAAGTTATGGGTCTTGAAATGATTAAATCTTCCACTCCCGCCGCAGTTCGTAGTAAGATGAAAGAATCAATTTTAATTATGATCGGCGGCACGGAATTAGACATGCATAAGTTTATTGCAGATTTTAGAAAATACTTTATTGGATTGCCACCCGAAGATATTTCTTTCCCTCGTGGAATTAATGGCCTAAGTAAGTATTCCGATAGTAATAGTTTATACAAATCTGGAACACCAATTCATGTTAAAGGTGCAATTCTCTACAATCATTATCTCAAAGAAATGAAGTTAACAAAGAAGTATCCTCTAATCCAAGAAGGTGAAAAGATTAAGTTCTCATATTTGATTATGCCAAACCCATTTAAAGATACCGTTATCTCTTATCCAACACGGCTGCCAAAAGAATTTAACATTTCAAAATATATCGACTATAATACACAATTCGAAAAGACTTTTCTGGAACCCATTAAAGTTATTTTAGATTGTATGGGTTGGTCGACCGAAAAACAGACTACACTAGATGACTTTTTTAATTAAGGAATAAAATGAGTATATTAGACAAAATTAAAAAGAACAGCAGTATCAAAGATTCTGCAATTCTATCCAAATCAAAATTCTTTACAAATAAAGATATGATTCCAACAGCCGTGCCGATTATCAATGTTGCTTTGTCAGGAAAACTTGATGGTGGTTTAACTCCCGGACTCACAATGTGGGCAGGTCCATCAAAACACTTCAAGACTGCTTTTTCACTATTGATGGCTAAATCTTATATGGACAAATATGAAGATGCTGCACTCTTGTTTTATGATTCTGAGTTTGGTACTCCACAGTCTTATTTCGATTCATTTGGTATTGATACTGAACGGGTACTTCACACACCACTTACTGATATCGAACAGTTGAAGTTTGATATTATGAAACAGTTGACAGATTTGGAACGTGGTGAACACCTCATCATTGTTATTGATTCGATTGGTAATTTGGCTTCAAAGAAAGAAGTTGAAGATGCTTTAGCAGAAAAATCTGTAGCTGATATGAGTCGAGCTAAACAAGTTAAATCTTTGTTTCGCATGGTTACACCACATTTGAATATTAAAGATATTCCAATGATTGTAGTCAATCACACATACAAAGAAATTGGTATGTTCCCTAAGGACATTGTTGGTGGCGGCACAGGTTCATATTATTCTGCTGACAACATTTTCATCCTTGGCCGTCAACAAGAAAAAGAAGGCACCGAGATTGTCGGTTACAATTTTATTATCAATGTAGAAAAATCCCGTTATGTTAAAGAGAAATCTAAAATTCCTGTCACTGTATCTTTTGACGGTGGTATTAGCAAGTGGTCTGGCTTACTTGACATTGCTGTTGAATCTAAGCACGTAGTAAAACCTAGCAATGGTTGGTATTCAAAAGTAAATCCGGAAACTGGTGAAGTTGAAGATAAAAAATATCGTATAAAAGATACAGATACAAAAGATTTTTGGACTTCTATTTTAGAAGATGAAACTTTTCTAAAATTTGTTGAAGAAAAATATAGTGTTACTTCTGGTAATATTATGCAAGAATCAAAATGATTGAAGGTATAGACTACTGTTTCATTTATCCTAAAGACGATAAAGAAACGGCACATATTAAGATTCTGGTGGGTGAATACAAGGATACCTTATTCAAATATGGTAAGGTATCTTTTAAAGAGTATGCCGATGGGCCCCATTTACTTTTTGCTTATTATGTGTTAGAATGTCCTGTAATGAAGCCGAAACTTCTGGAGAAGGATTCGGATTTTAAACAATATGCAGGCGATTTGTTGGTGGAATTAATGTCTGCCAATATAGATGAGGAAATAATTGATGCGACTTGAACAAACAATTTTAAAGCACCTGATTTACTCGGACGAATTTCTTAGAAAAGTTCTTCCATTCTTAAAAGAAGAATACTTTTCAGACAGAACAGAAAAAGCAATTTTTAATGAAATTACATCATTCACTAATTCTTACAATTCAACACCGACGATTGAAGCAATTATATTGGCCGTCAAAGAAAGGCGTGATATCACGGATGTTGAAGTTGAGAAATCAGAAACTTATCTTAAAGAGGTTGAACAATCTAAGTCAGAAATATCCCAGATTCAATGGCTTGTTGACAAGACCGAAAAATTCTGCCAAGAGAAAGCAATCTACAATGCAGTATTGGGGTCTATTTCTATACTCGATGGGAAAGACAAGACCAACGATAAAGGTCAGATTCCCAAGATACTATCGGATGCCTTAGGAGTAAGTTTTGATACATCTGTTGGACACGATTATTTGGAGAATGCCGATGAAAGATATGAATTCTATCATAGAAAAGAAGAACGAATTCCCTTTGACCTCGACTACTTCAACAAAATCACCAAGGGCGGCCTTCCTGCCAAAACACTTAATATCGCCTTGGCTGGTACTGGTGTTGGTAAGTCCCTTTTTATGTGTCATGTTGCTGCCGGTGCTATGTCTCAGGGTCGTAATGTATTGTATATCACAATGGAAATGGCTGAAGAAAAAATAGCAGAACGTATTGACGCAAATTTGTTGAATGTATCCTTAGACGATTTACAGGATCTTCCAAAAGAAATGTATGATAAGAAAGTTGCTAAGGTTAAATCTAAGACAACAGGCAAACTAATCATCAAAGAATATCCAACTGCATCAGCTTCTGCAACACACTTTAGAACACTATTGAATGAACTATATCTTAAAAAGTCTTTTAGGCCTGATATTATTTTTATTGATTATCTCAATATTTGTTGTTCTGCTAGAATCAAACCCGGAGCAAGTATTAATTCCTATACCTACGTCAAGTCAATCGCTGAAGAACTGCGAGGTCTTGCAGTTGAATTCGGAGTACCAGTTGTATCTGCGACACAAACAACAAGAAGTGGATTTACTTCTTCCGACCCAGGACTTGAAGATACAAGTGAATCTTTTGGTTTGCCAGCGACAGCTGATTTGATGTTTGCCTTGATTACTTCGGAAGAATTGGAAGAACTGGGCCAGATTATGGTCAAACAATTGAAGAACAGATACAATGATCCTACATATTACAAACGATTCACTCTTGGTGTTGATAGAAGTAAAATGAGATTATATGATGTTGAACAATCTGGCCAAGATGGATTGGCCGATTCTGGTCACGATAAACCAGTGAATACTTTTGGTGACAGAGAACAAAAGGCTAAAAAATCATTTGATGGTTTCAAAATATGATGTTGTCTAAAGAGGATGCAATTCATTGTGCTAAAGTATTTGAAGATTACTTTGGTAACTTTGAACGCATCGATGATTATATGCGTGACCAGAAGTTGGCTTCGTTGTCTGAAATGTCAGCGAACCCATTATTCCCAATTGAAGAAGATTTGTTCTCCGATTTCTCAATGCATCCACGAGACATGGATATTGATGTTATTGAATGCAATACCAACACATGGGAAACTCTACTGAACATCACATCTTCACATATTAATATTTCACCCGTAGGTCGCCAAATTCGTTTAGGTGTCAAAGAAAAAAACACAAATAAGTTTCTGGGTTTCATTCGTATTGGTTCTCCTGTTATTAATTGTAGACCACGTAATGAAATGCTTGGCCAGGTCTTTACACAGAAACCAGAAACTGCCAAGGCATTCAACAACACCACAATGATGGGTTTTGTTATTGTACCAGCGCAACCTTTCGGTTTCAATTACTTGGGCGGAAAGTTACTTGCAGGTATCTGTTGTTCCCACCAAGTTAGGAAAATGATTAACAAGAAATATGATATGAACTTGTGTATGTTTGAAACCACAAGTCTCTATGGTTCATCCAAATCGTCCTCACAGTATGATGGAATGAAGCCATATATAAGACATAAAGGTGAAACTGAAAGTGATTTTCTACCAATGATGCATGGAAAACCTTATGAAGATTTACGTAATTTCGTTGAATCTAAAGTGGGTAAAATTGTTGAAGATGATATATCAAGCAAGAAGTTAAAAACAAGCATGAAAATTATTTCTCTGACAAAAGCTGGTTTAAAAGGTACTAAAGAAATCATACGTTTCAATGAAGTGATTGAGAATGCAAAAAATTTGACAGAACAAAAAAGATACTACATATCTAACTACGGTTTCAAAAACTTTATTGATGTTGTAAATGGGAAGACTGATGTTTTAGTTAAAGATGAAAACTATGACAAGTTTGAGCTTGAAAATATTATTGCATGGTGGAAAAACAAAGCAACTAATCGTTATTTGACATTAAAAGATGAACATAGACTACGAACAGAACTTGAGGTATGGACTTCAGGAAAAGATATTGATATTATGAGGTGATGTATGACAGCAACAGTGATTATACCAACAACAGGCGCACCTGAACTCCGTAAAGCACTTGAAAGTGTCCTAACACAAAAATATAACACACAATGTTATGTTGTATGTGATGGTGAACAACATGAAGGTAAAGTTAAAGTCATTACGGATGAGTTTCGCGGCAATCCAAATTTAAAAATAACAACCTTGCCTATTAATGTTGGTGCCAATGGTTTCTATGGCCATCGTGTCTATGCTGCATTCACACATTTAATTAATACTGATTATGTTCTATATCTTGACCAAGATTGTTGGTATGAACCTAATCATGTACAATCATGTGTGGAAAGAATTGAAAAAGACAATCTAGAATGGGTGTATTCATTGAGATTGATTACAGATAAACAAGGTAACTACATCTGTGAGGATAACTGTGAATCTTTAGGTAAGTGGCAAACTTATCATGGACTGAACCATATAGATACAAATAACTATTGCATTCCTACTAAAATTGCGATAAGATTAGCATCTGCATGGCACGGAGGCTGGGGGCAAGATAGGGTTTGGTTTCAAACTTTGTCATCCTACTTTAAAAATTTTGAATGCACTGGTGAGTATACAGTTAACTATCGTGTTGATGGAAATGCTGGATCAGTCAATGCGGATTTCTTTAAGAATGGTAATAAAATAATGGCTGAAAAATATAATGGAAAATTTCCATGGAAAAAATAGGATATTAATATGAAAAATTTGATTATAGGAGGTTGTACCAATTATGGAATCAATCAATTAAAACCTTGGGTACTTTCAGTTAATGAAACAATGCCTGATGCAGATAAAGTAATGTGTGTTGGTAATGCATCCGCTGAAACTAGGAAATGGCTTGTTGATAATAATTTTAAATTGATTAATATGCCACAAATGAATGTTCCTGTACATGTTTTGAGATTCCTATCAATCTATGAATATCTAAGAGAACATTGGCAAGAGTATGAATATGTTGTTACAACTGATGTGAAAGATGTTTACTTCCAAACAAATCCATTTGTAAAATTGGCAATGACATCATATAAATTATTTGCTGGATCGGAAGGTTTGTTATACAAAGATGAACCTTGGGGTAACGATAATCTTATGCAAGCTTATGGACCTTACATTCATGAAATATATAAAAATAACAAAATTTACAATGTTGGAACAATAGGTGGTTCTTCGGAATATGTAAAAGATTTGGTCTTCAATATATTCACTAATGCAATACATAGACCTATTCCTATTTGTGACCAAGCAGTTTATAATGTTTTAATACAAACCCAACCATATAAAGATTGTACCTTTTTTGCTGAACAAAGTGATGGCTGGGCATGCCAAGCAGGAACAACTGTTGACCCATCAAAAATTGCCAGTTTTAGACCTTTTCTAACAGAAGAAGAACCTAAATTTGTAGATGGTTTGGTTAAGACCTGTGATGGTGATACTTTTAGTATTGTACACCAATATGACAGAGTTCCCGAATGGAAAAGGTTTGTACAAGAAAAGTATGGACAAGATGATGAAACACAATTTTTTACTTATAGGACAACATAATGAGCGACACAATAACTTTTAATACTGAAACGCAGGCTTTTGGTATGCAACATTCAAACAAGTGTTCCGGTCACGGACTTGGTGCTTTTATAAGGGTCATGGAAAATCCAATTGGTTTAGAAATTGGTTGTGATATTGGAGATACAAGTAATTTTTTACTTGACTCTAACCCAACACTAGAATTAACTTCAATTGATCCATATGAAAATTATGTTGATTGGAATGGAAACCATCTACATCAAAGAGAAGAAATGTATCATGGTGTAATGCAGAGATTGGATGGTTATTCAAACCGTTTTGAATTGATTCGTAGGACATCCGATGATGCAGTAGAACTTTTTGTGGATGAATCTTTTGATTTCATCTTTATTGACGGCCTACATACTTACGAACAGTTAACTAAAGATTGTGCGAATTATTATTCTAAACTGAAATCTGGCGGCATTTTTGCTGGACATGATTTTACAGCAATCGAAGGTGTTAATCGTGCAGCAAAAGAATTTGCTTTACAAGTTGGTAGAGAAATTCATTTGACTGAAAAAGATGTTTGGTATTGGATTAAATAATTAATGGAGATTTTGATATGAGTAAAAATGTTTTGATTACTGGAGGTTGTGGTTTTATTGCCCACCATGTTATTGATTTGTTTATACAAAAAACAGATTGGAATATTACTACACTTGACCGGTTAGACTATTCAGGAAACTTGAATCGTTTACATGAAGTTTTAGAAAAATATGATGCACAAACTCGCAAAAGAGTTAACATCGTTTTTCATGACCTAAAGGCTGAAATCAATCCTTTGGTTGGTAACTTTATTCACAGAAATGGTAAAATTGATACCATTCTACATCTTGCCGCTTCGTCACATGTTGACCGTTCCATTACACATCCGATGGAGTTCATTAATGATAATACTATTGGCACAGCGCATTTGCTTGAGTTTGCCCGTAGATTGGATAGTCTGGAAACTTTCTTGTATTTCAGTACCGATGAAATCTTTGGTGCTGCGCCTCCAGGAGTTGCTTACACCGAGCGCGCTAGATACAATTCAACTAATCCATATTCAGCTTCTAAAGCTGCGGCAGAAGAATTTTGTGTTGCGTATGAAAACACATACAAAATGCCTATGATGATTACGCATACAATGAATGTGTTTGGTGAACGTCAGACTCCGGAGAAATTTATTCCTTTGTGTGTCGACCGTGTTCGTAAAAATGAAAAAATTTACATTCATTCTAACGCAGACAAGACCGAAGCAGGTAGTCGTTTCTATATCCATGCAGCTGATGTTGCAGAAGCTTTATTGTTTTTAATTACAAAGAAACCACAAACTCCTTCAGATTATGGTCTTGCAAAATGTGCAAAATTTAATATTGTGGGTAAAGAAGAAGTTGATAATTTAACACTTGCTAAACTTGTTGCTGAAGCTCAAGGTAAAGAACTAATTTATGAAATGCTTGATTTTCACAATTCAAGACCAGGACATGATTTGCGTTATGCACTAGATGGCAGTCTAATGAAGTCACTAGGTTGGGAACCAACGATTGCATTTAGTGAGAGAATTAAACAAGTAAGTGATTGGTACTTACAGAATACAAGGTGGTTAGAACTATGAACGATTGTGAAGTAATTAATGAATGTATTGCATGTGGTAGTACAGAACTTGTTCCTGTTTTGGATTTGGGTTCACAACCATTAGCAAATTCTTACAAAAATACTAAATCTGAACATGAGAATCATTATCCCTTGGCGATTAATCGTTGCAAACATTGCTTTCATGTACAACTAACGCATCGTGTTAATCCTGATCTAATGTACAAGGATTACTTGTATGTTTCAGGCACAACGAAAACTCAATTAGATTACTTTGATTGGTTTGCTAGATTTGCGGCTGAAAAATATGGTTCAAAACCAATTTCTGCTTTAGATATTGGTTGTAATGATGGAAGTCAACTAGACTATTTCAAAAAATATGGCCTGTTTACTTTTGGTGTGGACCCAGCAGAAAATCTATATGCAACATCATCAAAGAATCATACTGTTTCATGTGGATACTTCACAGGAAAAGAATTTGGTAATAAGAAATTTGATATCATTACCTGCCAGAATGCATTTGCACATAACTTCAACCAATTAGATTTATTGGAAAATGTTAGAGAAGTTATGCATGATGATAGTTTATTGTTCGCAACCACATCACAATCTGATATGATTTTGAATGGAGAATTTGATACAATTTATCATGAACATCTTTCTTTCTACAACATTAAATCAATTGATGCTCTATGTAAGAGAGCCAATTTAAATTTGGTTGATGTAGTTAAGAGTCCTGTACATGGAACAAGTTATATCTTTATTATCTCGAAATCAAAGTCTGCACCTGCACACATTTCAAATCTAATTGATCTTGAGGCACAAAAAGGCCTTTATACAGAAAAGACATATGATGAATATGCAGAAAATTGTTTGAATAACGTTAAAAAGTTTGCTTCAATTATTAGAGATATGAGAAACACTGGTCTTCTTGTAGTTGGTTATGGTGCACCTGCAAAAGGCAATACTTTAATGAATTTTGCACAAGAAGGTCCAGATTTTATCATCGATGATAACCCACTCAAACAGGGAATGTTCACACCAGGAAGTTCTGTACCAATTTTTGGAACTGAATATTTTAAATCTCAGTTTGCTGATGTAGATAAGCTTTGTATAATTCCTCTTGCATGGAATTTTTATAATGAAATTAAAATAAGAACAAAGAATATTAGACCTAACAAGAATGATATTTTTGTACGTTATTTTCCAGAATTTAAGGTTGAATAATGGCGAATCTGATTATATGTCCTGTTGGCATGGAAATGCCTCATGATCCAAGATGGAAAAAAGAAGACCATTGGCGTTGGACAAACAATGACCGTGATTATGAAACACTGTTAGTTGTCTATAATGATTTTGTTCCAGAACCAGGTTCATACGACCACATGATCCGAAAAAAAGGACATAAATGGCAACTTGTTAAGGAAGTGGCTAAAGATATTCCTGTCGGTAAATATAATTACATTGGTTGTGTTGATGATGACTTGATTACTGGATATCAAGACTTTAACAAAGGTTTACAGTTAGCTCAAACATTCGAATTTCAATACTGGCAACTTTCAATGCCACATGATTCTAGTTTAATTTATCAACCACTATTCAATGATCCTACTTGCGATTTTAGTGAAAGCAATTTCATTGAAATGGGTTCTTGTTTCTTTACGGAAGAAAAATTCAGATTTTTGGTTGAATTCATCGGCCATTGGGATTTGGAAATTGCATGGGGTATTGACAAAACATTCTATGATTTGTTCCAGTGTTCATCACATGTTGTACATTCTGGTATGATTCATCAACCATTTAGAGATAGTTACTACGACAAACAAAAGGCTATGGATGAAATGAATGATTATTTGTATAACAAATATCCATCTATACTCAAACAACACTATGGCCGTCAATCTAATTTCATTGACAGACAAGAAACATTAAGAAAATTTAAAATACAAGCATGAAAAAGTACTTATATTACCACATATACTTGACAGAAGAAACTGGTTGCTGGTATAATCATTTCTTAGAACAAGTGGTTTCAATTATTGATTGTGGCCTTTATGAACACATGGAGAAAATGTATATTGTTTGTATAGGTAAAAAATCTGAAGTTGAAATGTTTACTGGTATATGTAATACATTTGGTAAAATTGAAATACTTGAAAAGATTATTTTAGATGATGATGTAGAAGAAAATCTATCATTGCAACATATTTCAAAAATCGATTATCAAAAGAAAAACATAACTGACGAAACATGGACAATGAAACATTTGCAAGACCATGCAAAACGTGAAGATGCTCATTTCTTGTATTTTCATGCCAAAGGAATTACTGTTCCCTGGAGAATGAGAGAAGAAAAAATCTATCAACCATTTGTAAATTATTATTTTTGGAGAAAGTTTCTACAATGGGGTTGTATTGAGAATTGGAAACTATGTACAGATAAATTACAAGATAACTCTGCTGCAGGTGTCAACTTTGGTACTTGGCCTGTTCCACACTACTCCGGTGGCTTCTGGTGGACAAAATCAGAATATGTTAATAAACTTCCAGACATTAAAGAGAATGATTGGTGGGATGAAATGAGAAGAACCACACCATTAAACACTTTTGATTCTAATAGAAATAAACCAGAAATGTGGATAGGTTCAAAATTCAATAATGATTTTTTCAATATTGTTAGTCACCCTATCATGCCACCTGTTGGCACACTAGTCCAAAATACATGGCCTAGATATTGTTATGAAGGAATTGTCAAAAAATGAAAAATATATTTTTAGTTACATCATGTATGCAACCAACTTTTGGAGTTATTAATCTGGAAGATAGGTATAAACAAACATTAGAAACATTTGAAAGTATTAGAAATAAGACTGAAGAATCTTTCATTATGTTTACAGACAGTTCTGTGACTCCAATTGAACAGAGTAAAATAGACAACATTAAATCAAAAGTTGACGTTTATTTAGATTTAAGTAAAGACCAGCAAGCGCAACAATTTAATACACATGAACAATTAAAGAGTTTTGGTGAGAACTTTCTTTTATTGTCAAGCATAAATTACTTGAAAAAGGAATATAATTTTGCAAACATGAAAGGTCGTATGTTCAAGCTTGGTGGTCGAAGTAAACTCCAAGATAACTTTAATATGAGAGATTATGACAATACAGAAGGCAAATTCATCTTTAAGAAACGTCTGAACAGTTGGATGTCTGTAGAAGTACAGAAACAATTTGGTTCCACACACATTTTAGAAACCAGAATGTATTCGTGGTGTCTTTCACTGGTGGATGAATATGAACAGATAATTCTCAAGAACTTTGGTACAATGAACAAGGGTTTGGATACTGAACATTGTCATTTTCTCAATGTTCCTAAAGATAAACTGATAGAAGTTGATATGTTGAATGTTGGAACCACAATTGCCAGAACCGGCGATTATATGTTGGATTGATGTTTTTCGTCGATATGTATCTAACCGAATATTTCAAAAAGGGTTAATATCAATTAAAAAGTTTTATAAATAACTTATGGTAACCAAAGTGTGTTACAATTCTAAAGGCAGTTAATGAAAACTTTTATATCTTTTCTAAAAGAAGAAGCGGAATCAGAAGGTTCGGCTTTAAAGCACATCCATCACGCAGAAGACCGTCCACTAATGCACGGAGCCGAAGGGTTTGAACACGCGCATGGCGCACTCATGCAAGCACACGAACACATGAAGGCGAAGGCTAACAATAGTAATTTGACCATGAAATATGATGGTTCACCTGCAATTGTCTTTGGCCACCATCCAAAAACAGGTAAATTCTTTGTTGCTAGTAAATCCGCATTCAACAAGACACCAAAAATCAATCACACAGAAAAAGATATTGATAGAAACCATGGCCATGCGCCTGGACTTGCATCAAAACTTAAAGCTGCACTAAAACATTTACCTAAAGTGACACCAAAACAAGGTGTATATCAAGGCGATATGATGCATTCCTCAGAGGATTTACACCACCATGACTAAAAAAGTATCGTTTACTCCAAATACAATCACTTACACCGCTAAGGGTGATGAAGCTAAAAATATTGGTGCGTCTAAAGTTGGTGTAGTAGTCCACACAAAATACCATGGTTCAGACATTAGTAACATGTCTGCACACCATGATGTAGACCACCACAACTTCAAACAACATAAAGATGTACAGCATCACGGTGCAGAACATGATACTGCAAAAGTTGATTATCCAGAACATGCTCAGAGTGAATTCCATAAACACATGGCTGCAGCAAAAGCAATCCATGATACACACGGTGAAAAAATGTATCCTGCGACTGATAGGCACAGGGGCGAAAATACACATCTAACGACATACATCAATAAGACGGTTGACACTGGAGAAGTTCCTAGTGTCTCAGGATTGAAGAATCACATCAAAACTCAACACACCAAAATGGCGGATAAAGTTAAAACTGATAAATCCAAACAGACAAAAATTGATGCCGGTAAAGAACATAATTCCCATATTGAGAAAAACAAAGAGCATTATCAGAATCTTTTGACAATGCATCATCATTTAGCACAAGCTAAGAACACTCTAGTTAAACATCTAGAAGGCCATGAAGGTCACTATGAACATCACATTAGTGGTGTAAAATCTAAACCAGAAGGATTTGTGGTTCATCATACTCCTGAAGGTGGAAAAACTGAACCAACAAAGCTAGTAAATAGAGCAGAGTTCGCAAGACAAAACAGACTGAAAGTGAGAAAATAAATGATAGACTTACAAAAGAAACTTTATTGGGAAAGAGCCGGTATAGCTTTAGATGAAGAAGGTTTGCCAATTCTTACTGAAGGCCGCGGCAAAATTTCAGCTTCAGGTGCTGTTGCAGATTCTCATATTAAAAAATATTTAATGCCGCATGTGGGTTCAAAAACTCATACTCATACATTAGCTTCCGAACATGATGATTTACCTAAAGGTTCTCATGTAAAAATTCATGGTGTTGAAAAACATTATAATGTTGTTACAGGAAAACACCAAACACATGTTCATGTTGAAGATGAAGTTGGTAATCACCACACAATGCTTGCTTCAAAATTACACAAACCAGGTGAAGCTCCAGAAAATAAAGGACATGATTATGAGAACAAATTTGTTGCAAGACTAAAACATCATGGCATTATGCCTCACCACATGTCTGGTGCAGGTTCAACTGGTGGTACCGATTTTGCTGTTGAGAATAAGAAAAAAGGTAAATTTCACGCAGGTTCGGTTTCTGGTGGTTTACTTAACGGTGAAACTAAGAATGGTGTTACTGCCGCAATGGGCCAATTGACAATACACCACACAAAAGAAAAAGGTTGGCATGTTGGTGATGCAGCTAAAAAGAAAAGACCAGAATATGCAAAACATATTGAAAAATCTGGTGTTCTTGCTCACATGAATAAACATGAACCAAGTCCTGATAAAGCCAGTTCAACTGAATCTGGTCGTGCAAAAACAACTGTAATTAAACATCCAAATTTACATCCAGCTGAAGGTTATTTAAAAGACCACCATGTACATGTATTACAAGTTGGAGGCCACGGCACTTACCGAGTTGGTGAACATGATGAAACTGGCCACGGTTTACCTAAGATTTCAGGTAAAGGTGAATGGAGAATCAGAGAAAAACAAAAAGGCAACAAAACGGCAAGAACCGTTGCTTTCCATCCTGATGGAAAAAAAGGCCTAAACAAGAGTCATGTCGATTTAGACAGTGATGAACATATGGAAAAATTCAAAAAAACTTTGGGCCACACAAACTAAATGAAATCCTTTTTAGAAGTTATACAAGAAAAAGTAACTGGTGAATCTCACCATGTAATGTCCTTTGGCCGGATGAATCCTCCGACTACTGGCCATTTGAAACTTATTGACAAAGTAAAAGAAGTTGCAAAGAAACAAGATGCAGAGCACTCTGTTGTTGTTTCTCATTCACAAGATACAAAGAAAAACCCACTGTCGGCTGCTCAGAAATTAAAACACTTAAAGAGATATTCTCCAGATACAAATTTTGAGGCGTCTTCTAAAGAGAAACCAACATTCTTACAACATGCAGCTGAATTAAATAAAAAAGGTGTAACACATTTACACATGGTCGTTGGTTCTGACCGTGTTAAAGAAATGCACGATAAGTTGCACCAGTACAATGGAACACATCCTGGTGCTCTACATAATTTCAAGAAGATAACTGTTCATTCTGCTGGTCAGAGAGACCCGGACGCTGAAGGAACAGAAGGAATGTCAGGCACCAAGATGCGTGAACATGCCAAGAATAATGATTTAAAATCATTCAGAAAAGGTGTTCCCACGCATGTACCTGAACATCATGCAAAAGAATTAATGCACGATGTTCGTAAAGGAATGGGTTTACACGAAGATTACAGTTATGGTCGCCATAAAGCAATCTTCGTGACTGGTGGTCCAGGTTCAGGTAAAGACATTATTGTCCGTGAATGCATTGCTTCACAAAAGATTGTTGAGCATAATTTCTCACAAGTTTTGGATATCTTAAATGATAAACACAAGCTTGCAATGAGGTCTATGAATCCAAAATATGAGTCTGTAAGAACTCGTAGTCCCTTGATTATTAATGGACCAGCAGACGATTTGGAAAAGATTGGCCGTATCAAAGAAGAATTAGAAGAACTTGGTTATCAAACAATGATGGTGTTTGTTGATACGACAGATAATGTAAGTAAAGAAAGAAATACATTATTGTCTAAGATGATGATGGAATCTATTCGCCAAGACAAATGGCAGAAAGCACAAGAGAATGCAGAAAAACTTATAGAAATGTTTACAGATTTTGTAAGATTTGATAACTCTGGTGTCTTGGAATCAAAAGAAGAAGATATTACAGAAACTTACAATCTGACAAAAGAGTTTCTATCTTCCAGTTCTATTATAGAATCTTTGCAAAACGGTAATCGTTTCAAAGGTCTCTACGAAAGTTCTAAGACTAAGATTAAAGTATTGAAAGACAATAATAGTCCATTCATGCAGTTTCAGAAAAAGTTAGGTAAGCAAGATGATGTGCGTGACGGTGATGAAAAGTCAAACAGTACATATGCGTTTAGGACTTATGCGGAAGCCAATTTCAATAAAGACAAAGAAACTGATAAAAAGAAAACTGCATTATCTGCCGGCCGAGTTGGTGATCCAGGTGGTATTGGTCCAACAATGAATGCAAGAAGTGGTGGTGGTTCTAGTTCTGCTGGTGCTGGATTAGGCAATCAAACATATAGTGAAGCAGAAGAATTCGACAATAAGAATGTCGCTGCACCAGGTTTGGATGCTAAACCAAAAAATGTTAATCCAAATCCACTAGGTGAAAAGAAAAGAATTAAAGGTTTCAAAGAGTCTGTATATTCAGGTGAAACTGGAAATGAAATGGGAGTTGTGGGTGTTATGGGTGGTGCAATGAATAAAGAACCTCTGGTTATGCCTACAGATAAATACATCAAATCGGGTATTACGATTAAAAAATCAAAAGAAAAATCAGGAGCAAAATAATGTTTACTAAGAATAGTGTTTCACAATCAATGATAGACGCTGTACAGTCTGTTCTAGCTGAAGATAAAAAATTGCTTCTTGAGCCTGGAAAGAAAAAAGAAGACGCTCCATTTGATGGTCCATACAAAAAACCAGATACAAAACCTGGACACGGTGATGCTTCTAGAGTTAAACATTTAGCTAAAATGGCTATTCCTAAAAAAGAAGTCAAAGAAGAATTAAAAGGTAATCAACATGAGTTGGACAAGAACCGCAACGGTAAATTGGACAAAAAAGATTTCCAATTATTAAGAATGAAAAAAGAAGGCCTTGATCCAGTTGGTAAAGAAGATGCAGATATCAATAATGATGGCAACGTAAATAAGACAGATGGATATTTAAAGAATCGCCGCAAAGCAATTTCTGCTTCAATTAAAAAAGAAGAAGTTGAACTAGATGAGGGTTCAGGCTCAAAAGAAAAACAAAAAACTCCATATAGAGATATAAACAGTCCTGAATATAGAGCCGCAGTAGAAAAGCAAAAGCAAAAAATGAAAGACACTGCTGCGGCCCAACCTGGCAAAAAAATGCTATCCAAAATGAAAAAAGGAATGAAAGAGGAATTTGGTGACGTAAGTGAAGACATTGGTGCAATGCAAAGTGTTGTTGGTGAAAATAAAGGCAAAAAATCTATAAGAGTTGATACACTTAAAGGTCCTACAATTTCTAATGATCCTGAAGTTAAGATTGCAAATGCACATTTCAGTGGGAAATCAGCAACATTAAAAGCTGAAGGCAAAGGTACAGAAACTCCTTCTACTTTTGTTACCGATTCTGCAACACACAGAGAAATCAATAAGGCTGTTAGACCTACATTTAAGAAAATCAAAGAAATGTTAGGCAAAACAGGAACTTCGGAAGAAAAGAATGAAAAGTAAAAAAGATGTTATCAAAGATGTTGTAAAACCAACATCTATTTCACCTCGTAGCAGTTTTACTGACCCAAATGAACCCTGGTCAGCAAAGGCTAACGTGGCTGAAAACATCACATCTAAGCGTTCAAATCTGTTACAACAATTCTATAAATCTAAAGGTTGGAATGTTAACTACATTGCCAAAAATAAAAAAGTGTCACAATCTAAAACTGGCGATTTTATCAAATGGAAAAGAGACCACGGAATCTATGAAGAAGACCAAATTGATGAAGTCTCAAATGAATTACTAGGTCGTTACAAAACTGCTGCTGGGCAACAAGCTTCTAATCTAGACAAAGCTGGTGGTAGAGAAAACATCCAGAAGGCTAACAAGCGTTTCTCTGGTATCGTCAAGGCAACCAAGAAACAGTTTGCAAATGATGAGAAGCCTGTGGCAGAAGCCAAAGATGAAGGCGAATACGATTATGATACATGGATGAAGAATATCAAAAAACTGCATGGAGAAGTCAAAATAAAGAACCACCCAGATCGGTCTTTAGCTAAAGCCGCATACAATTCTTCAGGAAAATATGTTGGTTTCTACGATGCTCACGGAAATTCTAAAGTGCTAACACAAAAAGATTTATTAGAAGATACCCTTGAGCAAGGTGTGGCGGAAGGCTCGTTGAATGAATCCGATAAATTTACAAGTTGGTATGATTGGAAAGATCAGGCTAAGAGTAGTGGGTATACTATTACGAAAAAAGATGATAAAATTGTATCACTGAACAAACAAGGCCAAGTAGTGGGGCATTGGTCCGATGTTGGCAAGTTTCTAAGTGGTAAGGCGCCTCGTCCAAATTTCAAACGACCAGAAGAGCAGGGTGTGGCGGAAGGCTCGGAACAAGAAAAACCAATCAAGAAAAGTGACTGGTTTGACCCAACTGATATGCGTAGTCCGGAAAAGCAAAAGGCTGCTTACTTGAATCACTTGGCTGCTCAGAAACAGAATAAAAATATCAAAGAGCAAGGTGTGGCGGAAGGTTCAACAAATTTAGCATCATTAAGAGCCAAAGCAAGCCAACACAGCGACAAGATTGATGCTATTGTAAAAGATGGAGGTCGTGTTGGACTAAACGACCCATTGAGCAAACAGTTAAAATTAATACAAGCAAAGATTCAACAAGCTAAAAAGCAAGTTGTGGTGGAAGCCAAAGATGAAGGCGAATACGATTATGAAGGTGCCATGGCTAAAACACAACTACAAACAATTTGTAGAGCTGCCGCAGAATTAAAAGATATACTTAAAGATGATGAAAATCTTCCAGAGTGGGTTCAATCCAAAATTACAAAAGCGGAAGATTACATCACAACTTCACTAGATTACTTAAAATCTACAAACGAATTGGAAGAAGAAATTAATTTAGATGAAGCTTTATCTAAAAATTCAACTGCTTATAATTTTATCCACGATTTTGTTCATTCAGATAATCCAAAGTTTGATGGCAAATCTAAAGCACAACGTATGCAAATGGCTCTTGCTGCTTATTATGCAATGCAAAAAAGAAGTAGAACAAAAAATGAAGAAGTTGAACCTATTGAAGAATTGAATAAAGATACTCTATATTCATATGTTAATAAATCTGAAAAAGACCAAGACAAACAATTTACAACGATTGGTAAAGCTTTAAAGAATAAGATTGATGCAAAATCTGGAAATGCTGCTGGTCACAAATTTACAAGAAGAAGTCTTGGTATTAATAGAGCAGAAAAACGCCTAGAACAAGAAGGCGTTGGTGATCCACAAGCTGCAACACAATCACCTGCTGATGGTGCAAATGGTGGAGAAGAAGTTGCACCACGCAAAACCACGAAAAAGATTGTAAAAGAATTCTACGCACTGGCCCGCAAGGTTCAAGAAGATATGTATGATTGGGAGAAAGACGATAAAGCTGCAAAGCCTTATGGTAAAAAGCCATCAGTTAAAAAATATGACGGTGTAGAAAACATGGGTGATAATAAGCCAAATGCAAGGTTAATACTAAAAGGTGGTAAAACATTGACTGGTGAACCAAGAGATACCGTTGAAATTGATCCTATGATGAAGAACCGCAGTAAAATGCCGGATTACAAAAGTATGGATAAAATTAAACAGAAACCACAAGAACAATAAATAGATAGAATACCTTTCTACCCAAGGAGAAAAAATGTCAAACGTATGGAATAAAACCGATACCCCACAAACACCAGGTAACTTTGGACATCCAGAGTGGCCTTCTCAACGCCAAACAAGAACAGTAGCACAATTAACTACCGCTAACTCGACAGCCGCAGGCGCAACTAGTATTAAATTTACATTAGCTGCAAATGTTAGCACAGTTGGTGTTCTAGGCGGATTGTATGTTAATATGGTTAGTGGTGCTGCGGCCGCCAATCTTTCATCAAACGGCACACAAGGCATGTTCTTCTCGAATGTCACAACAAATGCTGTGTCTGCGGGAAATTTAGTAACAATGTCAGCAGCAACTACAGGAATTATTCCAGAAGGATCAGTAATTGCATTTGATGCAGCTATTGTAAGACCAACAGGTGAAGTTTCTAATACTTACTTTGCAGACACGGTTCTTGCAACAGATACAAGATTAACTGACGCAAATAATAAAATTGGTGGAGATCCAAATGCAGGCTGGGTTCATGTCAGAAAGAAAACAAATGGACTAACTGGTGAAGTACGTTACATCAGAGAAACGCTAGTATGTTTGACTGAAGCTTCTTCTACAAATACTGCCGGTGGAAATACATCTTGGGGTAGAGCATTCGCTAACACTTAATGCATTTCCTTTATAATGATTTTTGATGATTTAAACGAAGACAACTTTGTGATGTATGCAGTAAAATGTTATACATCACCTAGTTGCTTAATGTCAGAGTTCGAAGGAGACTTAAAAAGAACAAAATACCTAAAAAGGTTATTTCGTAGATATAAGGCCACTAAGAATATCAAAGAAAGATTAATACTTAATCATATTATACTTTTAAATAATGTTTTTGGTCCTGAAGCGACAACAAGAATATTGTTCTTTCGTATAGATGAAAAAGATTATGATTCATTAAAGACATTTTTGTTATTTTTAAATATATTGCCAAAAACAGTAATGGGTATAAGAGGTAAAAACATAGACACCGATTTAATATCCGTTGATATGAAAATAGCAGACATACTAAGAAATATATGAAAACATTTAGAAGTTTTATAGATGAAAAGGGTAGATGTTGGCCAGGTCATAAACCTGTTCCCGGCAAAACTCCTTTTTCTCCTGGCAGTTGTAAAAAAGAAGACCATGTGAAAGAACTTGAAGAAGTGGAAGCAATGTTTGATATTATTGAAGAACTGGTTATGGAAATTTCAGAAGTACATCATATTGATCCTGAAATTATTTGGGAAGAATTTGCAGATATATCAGACGAAGAACTATATGAGTCGGCCGCATGGCGCCGCAAAGAAGGAAAAGATCCAAAGGGTGGTTTGAACAGAAAAGGTATTGCATCTTATCGCCGTGAAAATCCTGGTTCAAAGTTAAGTATGGCAGTGACTACAAAACCATCAAAATTGAAACCAGGTTCTAAAGCAGCAAATCGCCGTAAATCATTTTGTGCTAGAATGGGTGGTATGGAAGGACCGATGAAGAAACCTAATGGCGAACCTTCACGCAAAGCATTAGCATTAAGAAAGTGGAATTGCTAATGTTTACATTCAAACAATTTGTAATTGAAGCTGATAAAAAAGATACGATCATATTGGATATACCTTTGATGATTCGTGTTTTAGAGTTGGCAAGAGAAGATATTAAATCAGATATGGACCTTCATCGTGTTGTTGAAAAATTAATAGATATTCGCAATAAAGGTGTTTTGACTATGGATGATTATGATTTTATTGCAAATATCAAAGAAAGTTATATGAAAGAAGACGGCATGGCTGTTGCTGGACCGACAAATGTAGTTGGTGGCGGAGCTATCGCAGGCACAGGTGGCCAAGGCGGAGAACCTGGTGTCAACTTGAAAAAGAAAAAGAGTGTTATTATGACACCAACATTCAAACGTAGTCCTCCAAAGATGTAGTATGTGGATACTTAAATGGTTGCCATTTTGGACATTTTATGCAACCATTATTGTTGGGTTGTTAGGTCTTGCTGCAACTTACCTATTGAGATTCATTCCACTTCCCGCAATCTACATCTATAAAACTCCAATACAATTAATCTCTGTGGTTCTGATAGCCATAGGCACATACATGTCTGGTGCAATCTCAAATGAAGAAGCTTGGTTGGCCAGAGTACAAGAACTTGAAGCAAAAGTAGAAGCGGCTCAGGTTGAATCAGTAAAAGAAAACGTAAAGATAGAAACCAAAGTTGTAACAAAAACACAAGTTATCAAACAGCGTGGTGAAGATATCATACAATATATCGACAAAGAAATTGTCAAGTATGATACGAAGTTTTTGCCTGGTGGAGAATGTGAAATTCCAAAAGAATTTATACAGGCCCACAATAAAGCAGCTGAGGCACCAAAATGAAATATTTAATTCTCTTATTTTTCATCCTATTAACCGGTTGTTCCACTACAGTTCCTATTGTTGCTAAATTTCCCGAAGTGCCGGAACGATTGTTAGTTAAGTGTCCGCAATTACAAAAAGTAAATGAAGACGCTAAGTTATCAGACATTGCGAAAACTATTACTAATAATTATACAGAGTATTATACCTGTGCTGTAAAAAATGATGCTTGGATTGAATGGTACCAAATACAAAAAAATATATTTGAAGGAATAAAATAATGGAACTATCACTACAACAATTAAAACAATTACTTCCTAAAAATCCATATGTTGACCACTGGCATCACGCCTTGGTTCAACTGTTACCAGACTATGAAATTAATACACCCCAACGTGTATCCGCTTTCATTGCACAGTGTTCACATGAATCCGGTGGGTTTACTGCACTTCAAGAAAACTTGAATTACAAGCCACCAACACTCCGCAAGATTTTCCCTAAGTATTTCCCCGATGATGCAATTGCTAATGAATATTGCTCACGTAAAAATAAACAGGAAGCTATTGCAAATCGTGTTTATGCAAGCCGTATGGGTAATGGTGATGAAGCATCAGGTGACGGATACAAATATCGTGGTCGTGGACTTATTCAATTGACAGGTAAAGACAATTATAGTTTTTTTGCTGGTTCATTACAAATCTCCGTAGAAGAAGCCGCAGAATATATGGCAACCTTTGAAGGTGCTGCACAATCAGCTTGTTGGTTCTGGGAAACAAACAACCTAAACCAATGGGCAGACAAAGGTGACATTCTAACATTGACTAAACGCATTAACGGTGGAACAATTGGATTGGAAGACAGAATTAAACATTATGAACATGCATTACATGTTTTAGGAGTTTAATGTGAAAGATAAAAAATTGTTGTTGCTTGGCATCTCTTTAATTTTACTCCCACTTTCGTTAGTAATTTTTGGTGGAGATAGGTTTCGTTATCCCTGTCAGGACCCTGAAAATTGGGATAAACCAATTTGTCAAAAACCAGCTTGTGATGTAACAAGAACTTGCGTAGAACATGTGTTCAAAGGCCAACGTGATCCTAGATTAGGACCTCCAGAAGAAGCACAGAATATATTAGCAAAACAACAATTAAATATGGTAAATACAGCACCAACCTGCCCGCCAGTACAACAAGGAGAAAATTGTGCAAAATAATGAATCAATATACACAGAAGAACAATTGATGGCCAGATTGAAATTCTTTATCGGTGTTTGTCTCGCACTAACACTAACAGGAATTGTTTTCGTTGTTCTATATTCAATTATCTTTGTTACACAACCATTGAATGCAATTTCTCCAATTGACCAAAAATTCTTTGAGTTGATTATTCCTATTGCTACATTCTTGACAGGCACACTATCAGGTATAATGCTTGCCGGTAATGATAAAGACTTGAGAGCTCAAGCTTTGACCGCAGCAAATAAACCTCCAGTAGTTTCAGGACCACCACCAAGTTCTCCTACACCTACACCAACATTTTCAACACCTAGTTTCTCTACACCAGTAACAAGTTTTTTTGGAAGTGTATCACAACCACAAGTTATTACAGGTTTTGGTGGTAAACCTGCTCCTGCGCCTGCACCTCAGCCGGAACTATAATGAATTTTATAACTAGTATGTTAAATGACGGAACGGACGAATCCGTCAGCAGTAAAAGAGTAATAACCTTCTTAGCATTTTTAATGTGTGGTATAGCTTTTATTGCTGAGTTGTTTTGGGGTTACAAAGTTTCTCCACAAACATATGACGCTATGATGTATATCGTTATAGCTGGATTGGGATTTACTGCATCAGAAAAATTTGCTAAAAAGGAACCACTAAAATGAAAACATTAATTTTATCACTTGCATTGTTATTTGGTATAACAACAACAGTTTATGCAGCAGAAAAAACCAAAGTATGCGTCGATGTTAAAGACAAAGCAGGCCAACCTGTTAAAGATGCTAAAGGTAAAGTGAGACAGAATTGTAAAGAAATGAAAGTTCATAAAAAATTAGAAGGCACAGCAGTTCCTGTGAAAAAGTAAATGGAAATAGATAATAGTGTAAGAAAATTGGAAGTTGATGTTGGTATATTGAAAACCAAGGTAGAAACAATAACAACATTGTGTAGTAAAATGGATCAAGTCATAGAAAGACTTGTGAATCAGCACGACCAGCAGTTAACAAAGGTTTACGAAAACATCGACAACCGTAGAAAAGAAACAGATATGGACATTAAAGAACTCCATGATAGAATTGATACCGTTTTGGACAAAGTTCAAATAACTGAAAAAACTTTATTGGAGGAAATAAAACTACTCCGAAAAGAAATGCAGGAACACAATTCTAAAGAAAAAGAATCCTTGGACAAATTACTCCAATGGAAGTGGATGGTTGCCGGTGGCATACTTGTTCTATCATGGTTGATTTCTCACACAAATTTTGATACACTACTAGGCAGTCTGAAATAACTTAACTTCCTGGTTTTATTATGAGCGTCTTTATTGACAGAAATTTCCTATTACTACTATCACCAAAATTGCAAAGGTTTTCCAAGAAAAAGGACGACCTCTACAACTTTCGGTGTCCTCTCTGTGGAGACTCACAGAAAAACAAATCTAAGTGTCGTGGATACGTCTATCGTAAGAAGAATGATTACTTTTACATGTGCCATAATTGTAGTGCATCCACATCGTTCTTTAACTTCCTTAAACAAGTGGATCCAAACTTGGTTGAGGAATATCAACTAGAACGATATAAGAATTCGGCAAACACCAATTCTCCTGAACCTGCGTTTTCAGAATTTAAAACAAAACCAGTTTTTATCAAAACGTTGGATTTACCAACTATCGAATCTTTACCAAACGAACACTTTGCTAAAAGATATGTTGTTGGTCGAGAGATTCCGAAGAAGATGTATTCGCAGCTTTATTATGCGGATGACTTTAAGGCTTTTGTCGATTCGTTTGGCGTTGAAAAAGATTTAAAAGAAGGCGATCAACGGCTAATTATTCCTTTCTTTGATAAAGAAGGAAACCTGACTGGATTTCAAGGCAGAGCACTAGGTGAGTCAAAGATTCGTTACATCACAATTAAACTAATGGACGATGTTCCACGCATGTTTGGAATCAACCGTGTCAATGAAGAAGAATCTATTTACGTCTTTGAAGGACCTATCGATTCAATGTTCATTAATAATTCTGTGGCTGTCGCCAGCTCTGCACTAGAATCAGCCGCAGAATATCTAGATAAATCAAAGATTGTCCTAGTGTTTGATAATGAACCTAGGAATAAAGAAATTGTCAAATTGATGGAACATGCAATTGATAATCATTTTAATGTTATTGTTTGGCCTGCAATGATCCAGGACAAAGATATCAATGAAATGATTCTAACAGGATTTGACATTGAAGAATTGCATGATATAATGGAGAAACACACTTTTGTGAATCTTAGGGCTAAAATGGAATTTGTGAATTGGAAAAAAATATGAATGTAAATTTGATTTCGTACTCTCAAGGAGTAGATGGTAAAAACTTATTAGAACAAGTGGCATACGCTGCCCGTGTATCTAATCCAACGAACCAAAACAACTCGGAGACTGCTGAGAAGTTGGTTCGATACTTGATTAATAACCAACACTGGTCGCCACTGGAGATGGTCTCCGTGTGCTTGGAGATTGAAACTACAAGAGACATTGCTCGGCAGATTCTCCGTCACCGTTCTTTTTCATTCCAAGAATTTAGCCAGCGTTATGCTGATGCTTCACAACTTGGTTATGAGTTAAAAGAAGCTAGACTACAAGATACTAAGAATCGTCAGAATAGCATAGAGACAGATGATGCTCAACTTGCTGAAACATGGAGACAAAGACAGCACCAAGTAATGGATGAAATTTTGGATACGTATCATTGGGCAATAAACAATGGTATTGCAAAAGAACAAGCTCGCGCAGTTTTGCCTGAAGGTATGACAAAATCCCGAATGTATATGAACGGAACGCTCCGCTCTTGGGTACACTATATACAACTCCGAAGCGCAAATGGCACACAGAAAGAACACCGAGAAGTTGCTCTTGCCTGTGCTGCATCAATTGAACCAATTTTTCCCATGATTAAGGAGTATGTTAATGAATAGTTCCGATGATGTGAAGAAATTTATGGAAGCTTGTGGTCAAACTGAAACAGGTTTCAACAAACAAGCAGAACTATATTTTAGATTAATACGTGAAGAATTTGATGAACTTGTAAAAGCATATTTTGAAAAAGATATGGTTGAAATTGCAGATGGTTGTGCAGATTTAAAATGGGTGATTGAAGGACTAGAACACACACTACAATTACCACAACAAGAAATTTGGAATGAAGTTGCAAGAAGTAATTTAGCCAAGATTGACCAAGAAACAGGAAAAGTTTTAAAAAGAAATGATGGAAAAGTATTGAAGCCTGAAGGTTGGACGCCGCCAGATATTAAAAGTATTTTAGAAAATAACAAGGAATAAACATGGAATACATGGGAATAAATATAGATTTGGAAAGAGATAAACTCTTTGATGAATTGGGCATAAAGCGACTTAAAGAGTCCTATATGAAAGAAAATGAAGAATCGCCGCAAGAAAGATTTGCATATGTATCGACCGCATTTGGAACAGACAATGCACACGCTCAACGATTATATGACTATTCCTCAAAACATTGGCTTTCTTATTCAACACCCATTCTTTCATATGGTCGTTCTAAAAAAGGTTTACCAATCTCTTGTTTCCTTAATTTCATTGATGATACAGCGGAAGGTCTAGTTGATAATCTTTCTGAAACTAATTGGTTGTCTATGTTTGGCGGTGGTGTTGGTATCGGCTTTGGGATACGTTCGGCGGATGACAAATCAACTGGCGTTATGCCGCACCTCAAAATTTACGATGCATCGTCTTTGGCTTATCGCCAAGGCCGTACTCGCCGTGGAAGTTATGCTGCTTACCTTGATATTAGTCATCCAGACATTATTCCGTTCTTAGAAATGCGTAAGCCAACAGGTGATCCAAATGTACGTTGCCTGAATCTACACCACGGAATAAATATTACCGATGACTTCATGCAATTGATTGAGAATTGTATGTTGGATGCAAATGCAGACGATTCATGGAATTTAGTTGATCCATATAGTAAAGAGATTCGTGAAACTGTTTCAGCCAAAAACCTTTGGCAACAGATTCTAGAATTGCGTATGCATACTGGTGAACCTTATATTCATTACATTGATACAAGTAACAAAATGTTACCTAAACATCTAAAAGATAAAGGTCTAAAAGTACATCAATCAAACTTGTGTTCCGAAATCATATTGCCGACAGATAAAGATAGAACAGCTGTTTGTTGCCTATCATCATTGAATTTGGAGAACTATGATGAATGGAAAGATGAACCATTATTCCTAAAAGATGTTGCTGAAATGTTGGATAATGTTTTAGATTATTTCATCACACATGCACCTGATAGTATTTATAGAGCAAGATATAGTGCTATGAGGGAACGTTCTATTGGTATTGGTGCTTTAGGATTTCATGCTTATTTGCAACGAAATGGAATTGCTTTTGAAGGTGTTATGGCTAAAGTTGTAAACAACAAAATCTTCAAATCAATTAAGGAAAAATTAGATGAAGCTAATAAAATTTTGGGATCGGAACGCGGAGAAGCTCCTGATGCTATCGGCACTGGCCAGCGTTTTAGTCATACTATGGCTATTGCTCCAAATGCTTCTTCATCTATCATCATGCGAAATACTAGCCCTAGTATCGAGCCTTACCGTGCTAACGCTTACCGTCAGGACACTTTATCAGGATCATTTCTAAACAAGAATCGTTGGTTAGACAAAGTGATTCAGGAACATCTTGCTGGTGACGGTGAAACAATATCAAGTGACGATTACAATGATATTTGGTCTACAATCATTGCAAACGATGGTTCTGTACAGCACCTAACATGGATGGACGAAAATACCAAAGCGGTGTTCAAGACTTCAATGGAAATTGACCAACGTTGGGTGATTGATTTAGCTGCTGATAGACAAGTATACATAGACCAAGGACAGTCACTTAATCTGTTCTTTAGACCAGATGTTAATATTAAGTATCTCCATGCCATACACTTTATGGCCTGGAAAAAAGGTTTGAAAACTTTGTACTACTGCCGTTCTGAAAAGATTGGCAAAGCTGATAAAGTTTCAAAGAAAATTGAGCGACAAGTAATCAAAGAAATTGATATGACACAAATTGCTCAAGGAAATGATTGTATAGCTTGTGAAGGATAAAAAAATGAAAAGAGTATTAAGATTTACAGCTGAATGGTGTGCTCCTTGTAAAACAATGGCAACTATGTTGGACGAAATTAATTGTGGTATTCCAATTGAAGTTATAGATATAGATAAATCAATTGAAACTTCAATGGAATTTGGTATTAGGTCTGTTCCAACTTTAGTAATGATGGATGGAAACATTCAAATGAAAAGGATGACCGGCATGAAAAAGAAAAGTGATTTGGAAACCTGGTTGAAAACTTAAATGAAACCAACTATTGCTGTATTCGTACATCAACCATATTGTTCTATACAGTCGGATAATGGAATAATCAAAGCGTTATCTCCAAAATATAACTTCAAAATTTTCACTAAACATGAATTAGAAGATAATTTTTTTGATGATGTTGATTGTATTGCAATACCTGGCGGCATCGGCGATGCTAGTAAATTTGATATGTGTTTTTCTGCTAACGGTGAACGCATAAAAAAGTTTATTGCTGACGGCGGCAAGTATCTCGGTATTTGCATGGGTGCTTATTGGGCTGGTCGAGAATATTTAAATATATTAGAAGATGTTGATGCAGTACAATATATAAAACAACCAAATACTTGTACTCACAGACCACATGCAAAAAACCTGTCGGTCATATGGAACAATCAACCTGAAAAAATGTTTTTCTATGATGGATGTGCATTAGTTGGAGACAACAATAAATTTGAAACTATTGCAACATATTGCAATGGAGATGCAATGGCTATCATTCAACGTAACATTGGGATAATCGGTTGTCATCCAGAGAGTGAGATACACTGGTATAACTCTTACAGTTGGATGAAAGGTTTATATCATAACGGTAAGCATCACAAATTGTTGCTAGATTTTGTAGATAAATTAATGAAAAAATAGGACGGATATGATAAAGAAAACAAAACAGGACGTTACACAAGAACGTACATATTTTAAACCATTCAATTATGCATGGGCTTATGATGCATGGTTAAAACATGAACAAAGTCATTGGTTACATACAGAAGTTCCAATGATGGAAGACACCAAAGATTGGAAGAAAAAACTTACAGTTGAAGAAAAGAAATTCTTAACTCATATATTCCGTTTCTTTACACAAGGTGATATTGACGTTGCTGGTGGTTATGTTAATAACTATCTACCAAATTTTCCTCAACCTGAAATACGGATGATGTTGATGGGCTTTGCTGCTCGTGAAGCCTTACACGTTGCGGCTTATTCACACTTGATTGAAACTTTAGGATTACCTGAAACAACATATAATGAATTTTCCGAGTATGCTGAAATGCGTGAGAAACATGACTATGTTATGGATATTTCCAAACAAGTTAGTTCCAAATCAAACACCGCAACACAAATTGCTGTATTCTCTGCATTCACAGAAGGCATGCAATTATTTTCATCATTCATCATGTTATTGAATTTTCCAAGACAGGGTAAAATGAAAGGTATGGGCCAGATTGTTACGTGGTCGATTGTCGATGAAACACAACATGCTGAAAACATGATTAAGTTATTCCGCACATACATAGGTGAAAATCCAGAAATCTGGAACGATGAGCTTAAATCTCGTATTTACACCATTGCAGAAAAGATGGTGGAACTTGAAGATAAGTTTATTGACCTAGCTTTCAATTTAGGTGGCATGGAAGGTTTGTCTGCTGAAGATGTGAAGAAATATATTCGTTACATTGCTGACCGTAGATTAATTTCTTTGAGCTTAAAGGGTATTTTTAAAGTTAAGAAAAACCCACTACCATGGGTTGAAGAAATGATTAATGCACCAACGCATACAAATTTCTTTGAGAATCGGGCAACTGATTATGCAAAGGGAGCTTTGTCTGGTGATTGGGGTGATGTTTGGGCTAATTAATAACAATAACGGGAGTTAGTAATGAAAAATAAAATAGTATCAGGTGAATGTTTAAGTTGTGAATCAACATATGAAGTTGAATATTATGAAGAACTAACCTCACAAGAAATGCCAGAATTCTGTCCATTTTGTGGTGAACCCATCGAAGAATTATCCGAAGAATATATAGAGGATAATGACCTTGATGAAGATGACTTAAAATGGGAATAAACTGGATATACAATAACTTAAATTTCACAGAAGATTTAATTGGAGATAGTTACGGGTTTGTTTATATGATAACAAACCTAGAGACAGGTAAAAAATATATTGGTAAGAAACTTTTTTACTTCTCCAAGACAAGACAAGTTAAAGGCAAAAAGAAAAAATTCAAAGTGGTTAGTGACTGGCCAACTTACTATGGAAGTAGTGAAGAATTACAAAAAGATGTTGTTCTCTATGGAAAAGAAAAATTCAAAAGAGAAATAATGCATCTTTGTAAATCAAAAGGCGAATGTAGTTATCTTGAAGCAAAAGAACAATTTGCACACAATGTTATGGAAGGTGATGAATATTACAACAACTGGATTATGGTTAGAGTAAGAAAATCACATATCAAGGATTACAATGCTAGAATACTTAAAACAATTTGAAAATGAAAATTATGACACGTTTATGTTTCTTCCCGGAGAAAAAGAAGATGATGTGCATATAGAACTAAATGAATTGAAGGAAAAAGGAAAAAAACTTGGCGGTTCAAATTTAGGCGATTGTTATGATATTATCATTTTCAAAGATAAAGACGGTGATGTTGACAAGTTGGAAAGATTTGACGCAATTTTAATTGAACCATTGGAATATATCTCAGTGTTAATTCCTTTGGATTTTTATGGTGTTTTTTGCAAAAAAACAACAACATCTGGTAAACTTATGGATGGAATATTTGACAAATTTCACCAAGTGTGATAATATAGAGTTTTACAACTACTGGATTTATAATGATTCTCGTTGACCTTAACCAGGTTTTGTTAGCAGGTTTGATGGCACAAATATCAAACCAAAAAGGAATTAAGTTGGAGGAAAACTTAGTCCGACACATGGTATTAAACATTCTTAGGATGCACCTAAAGACGTTCCGCAACGAATACGGAGAAGTTGTACTCTGTTGTGACAACCGTAAATATTGGCGCAAGGAATTCTTTCCATTCTACAAGGCAGGTCGTAAAGCAACTCGTGAAAAGTCTGCATTAGATTGGCATCTGATTTTTGAATTGTTGACTAAATTCAAAGAAGAATTAAAAGAAAACTTCCCATATAAAGTTATCGATGTTGAAGGTGCAGAAGCTGATGACATTATTGGTACACTTGCACCAAGATTTGTTGCTCACCAAAAAATATTAATACTTTCCAGTGACGGAGATTTTCTACAATTACAGCGTTATGGTGCAAACATCAAGCAATACAATCCTGTACAAAAGAAATATATCAAATCTGAGAACCCATCAAATGAACTCAAAGAGAAAATTATAAAAGGTGATAAAGGTGATGGAATACCTAATGTTCTTTCACCATCTGATTGTTTTGTCCGAGGAGTTAGGCAAACCACAATCAATAAGAACAAACTTGATAAATTGATGAGTCAACATTACGGGGAATGGGAAGATGAAAATGCACGTATAGGATTCTCAAGGAACCAAACACTAATTGATTTGATGTTAATCCCAGGTGATATCAAAGAGAAAATCATAAATACTTATGATGAAACTAAGCCTGCATCTAAACAAAAGATGTTTAACTATTTTATTCAATATAAACTGAAAAATTTAATGGAAGTAATTGAGGAATTTTAATGAAAAATATATATGAAGTATTTGACGAATTTGAAACTGCTAAAACAAAGCAACAACGAATGGACATTATTGGAAAAAATCTTTCCAAGGTTCTAACCGAAGTATTACAACTAGGTTTTCATCCACAACCAAAATGGTATTTCGATGAAGTTCCTGAAGGTTATGTAATAAAAGATGTTCCCGCAGGAATGAGTTATGCAAAACTATCAACAGAAATGCGGAAACTATACATGTTTCAAAAAGGCAATGAAACTGCTGATAAATTAACAGATAAAAAGCGTGAGCAACTGTTAGTAGAATTGTTACAAAATCTAGAACCCCGTGAAGCAGAAGTTATCATGGGTATTTTCAGAAAAGACTTTGGCGTTAAAGGTTTAGATTATAAGTTCGTCAAAGAAGCTTTCCCGGCAATGTTGCCATAGAAAAAAGGAGTTTAAGAGGTGTCAAAATTTGTAGAGAAGTTTCGCAAAGATAGAAACTACAGTGAAGATCATTATTTCGAAAAAAATCAATACGATAAACGTAAAAAAAGAGAAAAACAAAAAACTTTTACTCGCCAATCGCAATTTGATGTTATAGAATCTAGTTGGGAAGCAGATTCAAGGAAATTTAGAAGATAAGTGTTGTTTTTATACAACAAACACTTGACAATTTTGAAAAACTCTGTAAAATGTAAATCTTGTACGGAAATATATTATGTTTATACATTGCAGGACTCCCAAATCCAAAAAACGGAAAGTGCCTAAGACACAACAGGCACAATATGACGCATGGCTCAAATCCATTGAAGATATGAAGCCCAAGTCATTGAGTAAATATTCCAGCAACTTGTCTATCAAAAGTCCAGTTGTTACGAATGTTTACGTCCGTGAAACTGCAAAAATCAAGTCACTAGATACAGGACTAGCTGTCGCTATCAAAAAGCCAACAAACGTTTACACAGGAACAATGGTCAAGGGTATTGCTACAATGCATAAATCTAACGCCGTACCTGTTTTTACTGATGAACAAGCAAAAGACATATCTAGTATGAGGCGATAATATGAAAAATCTTAAATTTACCGTAAAATTAGAACGTCCGCATTGTCGGACTCCCATCAAACCTGTGCAAAAGCACAAAACCGCAAAAAATTTTAGCAGGAAAGTCAAATATCCTGAAAAAGTTGAGCGGATCACACTCGGAGATTATTAAATGACAGAAAATAATGATACAAAACCCAAATTTACGCCGGAATCACTAAATGAGCTCAACCAAGCGGTTCGCCGTTGGGCTGTTACAACACAATTTGAGCAGGATTTAGAAAATTATGAAAAACTTAAGCAACAATATGACTGATTCTACTTGGTCAACAACAATTGAAGATGCTGGAGACGGATCCGGCGACGGAATTCTAACTTTGCCGCCAGAGTTATGTGAAATGAAAGGTTGGAAAGAAGGAACCGTACTGAATTTAGAAGTTTCTGACGGAATATTAATTATTACTGAAGTTGATGCTGAAAAACAACAAAGCCTTGACAAATAAATCTAGTTGTGTTACTATAATGATTCTCAGTACACAGGAAGCTATATGGAACTAATCGAATCCAAATCAATTCTTGCCAAACTAATGGCAACAGAAAATCTACACATTGAACAACGTCATGTTCCGACGGCAAGCTTTGATGTTCAAAATCGTATCCTTACTATTCCAATTTTGGAAAATGGAATTTCAACATATCTCTATGATTTGTTTCTAGGACATGAAGTGGCTCATGCATTGTGGACACCACTTGATGGATTACACAAAGCCCACGAATTAAAATACTCTTTGAGTGTTATGAATGTACTGGAAGATTCCCGTATTGAACGTAAAATCAAAATCAAATATCCTGGCATTCGTCAATCCTTCATTCGTGCTTATAAAGAATTGGTCGACCAAGATTTTTTTGGAACAAAAGACCAAGATTTAAATGAATTGAATTTTATTGACCGTGTGAATCTATACTGCAAAGGCGGTTCAACAACCGGTATTAAATTCAATGAAGTTGAAACAGACATTCTAAAAGAAATCGAAAACACACAAACTTATGATGATGTTTTAGAAGTGTATAAAAAAGTATCCGAATACATGAAAAAAATTGGAGAAAAAGAAGAAGTACAAGAATTTGACCTAAAAAATCTACCCATCAATTTTAAAGAATCTGATGAAGGTTCTGAACAATCTGATGGCAACATAGAAATCCAAATTCAAGGAAACGGTAAATCAGGAAAAGCCGGCGAAAAAGAAGAAAAGAAAGAATCCGACGAGAAAAGTGAAAAAGAAGAAAACTCTGGTTCCAATGGAAACGAAAACGGCACTGGAGGAAATTCTGGTTCAAAAGAAGCACCTGGCACCGGTGGCTTTGGTGGTAAAAAAGAACCTGTTTCTAAAACAGACGAAGCATATCGTCAAAATGAAAACCGTTTGTTCTCAACAAAATCTAAAGATGAAATTATCTATGGAAATGTTCCAGATTTAAATCTAGACCACTTTGTTCTTGATTATAGTAAACTGTGGGTTCGTTACGAAAAAGAATGCAAAGAATATGATTCGAAGTATAGTTATACTGATTCTAAACATTATGTAAAACAACAAACAGAAATGTTTCTTAAATTCCGTGAAGATTCTAAAAAAGTTGTTTCTTATCTTGTAAAAGAATTTGAACTGCGTAAAAATGCGGACCAATTAAAGCGTGCAACAGTTTCAAAAACTGGTGAACTGAATATGTCTAAGATTTTTTCTTACAATTTTAGTGAAGACCTGTTTAAGAAAATTACTGTTATTCCAGGTGGAAAATCGCATGGACTGGTTATGTTCATTGATTGGTCTGGTTCTATGGTCGATCATATCGATAATACAATCAAACAATTGTTGAACTTGGTGATGTTCTGTAAAAAAGTTAATATTCCCTATGAAGTATATTCCTTTACGTCAGAATACGCAGATGAAAACTGTTATAAATTAAATATGAACGACATGAGACATTCAGCCAAACGTGGTGACATGGTAATGTCTCCATTTAAATTGTTGAATTTGTTATCTAATCGTATGCCTGCCACAATGTTTGCAAAAGCTGCAGGAGCACTCTTAGGTTATAAACGTTTAAATCGTTACCGTATTCCAGCTTGGTTCAATCTAGGCGGCACACCATTGAATGAATGTATTGTTGCTGCAATGAAAATTGTTCCAAAATTCCAAAAAGAAAACCGACTGCAAGTTGTTAACACTGTATTTCTTACAGACGGCGAAGCTTCTCAATTTATTGCAATAAGTGACGGAGCTGGTAATTATATAAATGACACATATGCTACTCGTAATAAACGTATTGTGATTCGAGACCCTATTACAAAAAATGAAGTGATGGTCAATGATCCAAGCAATGAAACCAAACTGACTACAGCATATATTAAATTGTTAAAATCACGCACTAAATGTAACATTGTTGGTTTCTATATTCTGAGTGGTCGTAATTTTTCTGGAGTTATTCCTAACTTTTATCCGAATATAAAACCACATGAATATGAAAAATTGAAAAAAGACTTTAAGTCTGACAAGTATTCAGTTGTTACTACTGCTGGCTTTGACGAATATTATTTGATTAGGGCTGAGAACCTAGATACAGATGAAGATAAGGAATTTGAAGTAGCGGAAGATGCAACCATGCGAAACATTGCAACCGCATTTTCTAAATTTTCTTCATCAAGAAAAACAAGCAGAGTCGTCCTAAACCGATTCATAGAATTAATTGCATAGGAGTTATTATGTTTGAACTTTGTTATTCTGTCCAAGCAGAAGATAAAAAGAGTGAAGTGCGAAAAGATGCAATGGGTGTATATACTATTGCATATTTTGTTAACAATGCTTTTACTCACTCCACCAGGAGTTACGTAAAGGAAGAAGCTGAGAACTTGGCCGATAGATTCGTTGGCCAAGGTAAACCAAGCTTCTTATCAGAATGAAAGAAACTTGCATTAAATGAAAGTATTAGTTACTGGCGCAGAAGGTTACATTGGTAACCATCTCTGCCAAATGATTCGAAAAACTAGACCTGATATTGAAATTTATCGTTCGGTCTGGATGTACACCGACATTCGTAAATCTTATAGTATACTGCGTGAGTGGGCAGGAGAACACTTTGATGCAGTCATTCATTTGGCCGCATTGGTTCGTGTAGGTGAATCTGTAAAAGATCCAATAGATTACTATGAAACAAATGTGGATGGCACTTTAAATGTCCTTAGAATACTGTCGTATAAGAATTTTATTTTTGCATCGACTGGCGCTGCTTCCAATCCTAGTAGTCCGTATGCATATTCTAAACTTATGGCTGAAAGTATTATCAAACAGAAACTTGGAGAAAATGACTACACCATATTTCGTTTCTATAACGTGATTGGTGCTGACGGTCATCCTGCAACGAATCCTGATGGTCTGTTCTATAATCTAACGAATGCTATTACCTCAGGTAGTTTCTCTCTATATGGTACTGATTATGGGACCAAGGACGGTACTGCAATACGTGAGTATGTCCATGTGAATGATATTTGCAGAGCTATCATCAAAGCCATAGATAACCCAAGTAATTCTATTGAGAACCTGGCCTATGGTGACACACGTACTGTGGGAGAAATTATTGATATTTTTAAAGATGTAAACAATGTCAATTTTAAGGTCAATCATTCTCCTAGGAGAGAAGGCGACCTTGCTGAAAATTATTTGAAGAATCCGTCAACCTACATGGAACGTAACTATACTTACGAAGAAATGTTAAAACTATAGAAAGAAAATTATGCTTAAACCTTTGAACAAAAAACTAGTGGTAAAATTAATTGAAAAAGAAACAGTAACTGCCGGTGGAATTATTTTGACCCGTGCTGATCCCAGCGAAGCCAATCGCGGTATAGTTGTTTCTGTCGGATCAGAAGTACTTGACATTTCTGTTGGAGATGTTATACTCCCTAACTGGAACAAGGCACCGAAGACTAAGGTCGGAGAAGAAACCTTCTACATTGTTTCAGAAGAAGATGTTGTTTTAATATTTGAATCATGATGAACAAAAAAATTGAAGAACTAGCCTTGCAAGCCGGAGGCTCTCATTTTCCTAGAGTGGGTGGAAAGAACCTAGAAAAGTTCACCGAGTTGATTGTGAAAGAAACCATGCAGGTTGTGGCCAATAATCTACCGCAGAACACTTACCTTGATGTTGCCGATGCGGTGATAGAACATTTCGCAGTTGAAGAATGAACTTTTTAGCAATTGATTATACTTTATTGAACTTATTCTCCTTTGTACTGGGGATGCTATTTGCTTCCTCTATGTGGAGAGTACGTGCTTTAATGTTTGTCGTACTTTATTTTATGTGTGTTTCTGCTTATTTTGGTGGATTGTATTATATGAAAACTTGAAGGATGAAAATTATGGAAGAAACAGAGAAAAAACCCAATAACGGTGAAATGATTAAGAAAATTAAGAAACAGAATCCTGGTGTCAAGATTAAAAAGGCGGCCGGTGGCGGTTTCCAGATTATTAATCCACGAGCTCCCAGTTCTCTACTCAATAGTCTGATTAAACGGTTGGATAATAAATGAACGAACGAATTAAAGAACTTTGGGAACAGTGTAAGACTCCTGATTGGCATCAAGACAATCCCACTTACGATCACGAAAAGTTTGCCGAGTTGATTATAGAGGAGTGTGCTAGGGAGGTTGAAGTATTTGCACGAAAGTGGTGGTCTATTCATTGCTATAGCAACAAACACGCGGAGACAACCCGTAAAGCACATGACGATTTTTGTGCATTGCAAGCAGCAATCAGAAGAAGAGGAAAAACGGTATGACCGAACGAATTCGACTACTAAAAGAACAGGCTATGGAATGGGTGCCTAATATGGCCGACCCAGATACAAAGATTCGGCTTCTCAATGCAGAAAAGTTTGCCGAGTTGATTGTCAGGGAATGTGCCAACCTTCTAATGAAACCAGAGTATGTTATGAATCATCCTGAAGAACTTACCGACTACAATCGTGGTTGGGTCAACGGAAGATTGCTAGGTATTGAACATATTAAAGAACACTTCGGAGTAAAGAATGATCGATGAAAATGGATATGAGTGGGAAGTATATTATAATGGCGAGTTGCTCGGTAGATCAAATACCGAAGGAAGACACCAACTTGTCAAAGAAAAAGTAGAGCATCCAATTGGCATACCGGAGATTGAATTTAAGTTGGTCTTGAAACAAGATTTTGGAGTTAAAGAATGAAACCTGTATCAGCCAACGGTGTAAATGGTGTTTTGATAAAAACTCAATCTGGATATATGTTCCGTGTCTACGATGACGAGCATAATTTTGTAGATTATGATTTACAACATAGTGACTTATCTGTTACAATAACTGATGAGGATGCGTATTTCTATCTTAACTCAGTGTTAGACCACGCACCTGCAACACTAGGACATAAAGAATGAACCAACAACTAATAGATAAATTTTTACATAAGGCTGGTGCCCTCTTTGGTGCAGAGGGTACCGACTATTCCAGTTTTACATCAAGCAAGTTCGCCGAGTTGATTGTCCAAGACTATGCCAAGAAAACAATTCAAGGTCTAATGAGCGATCCTGCTTTCGTACAAGCAATGGACGAGTATTATGAGAACAAATGGGCACACCGTTTTGATTAACATCGGAGTTGAAGAATGAAAGATATTGAGATTGAACTATACTGCGACGGATGGACAGTTAAAGTAGACGGCAAGAGTTTCCGTTGGGATCATAATGACGAAGACATGGGAACAGAGGGCATCAAAAAACTGTTGAAATATCTCGGACATAATGTCACAGTCGAGGAGTGTTATTAATGAACGAACGAATTAAAGAACTTTTAGAAGAGGCTGGTGTAAAATATATCGTTATGCCTTCACCCGCCACAGCATACGAAAAGTTCGCCGAGTTGATTGTGAAGGAATGTATGGATGTTGCTTACGATCACACACCTAACTCAGAAGAATGCGAATACAAACGGTTGATCCATAACAAGATTAGAGACCATTTCGGAGTTGAAGAATGAATAGTATACACTTATCAAAAGATGATTTGAATAAAATCCAAGCATTCGTAAACAAATACCCAGCTGCTGAATTCTTTGAATTACAGGCAGACTCGTCTTCCGGCATTGGCACCATATTACATGTTTCCGTAAATGTAACAAGTGGCGGTGATTGGGTTCAAATAAGAAAAACCATCGTGGACGAAAGCAGCTGGTGATGAGAGAATTCTCCACATTCATTATGATTATATTATGGATTGTAGGCCTGGTTGTTGCAAAGGGATTTTGGAGTACATTCTTTGCTGCAATATTCCCCCTTTACTCCTGGTACCTTGTTGTAGAACATTTTTTATTAAAATATAATCTACTATAATTCACTATAATTCATTATGAAAGCCACAGCTAAGAAAGAATCTGCGAAGGATTCTGTAAAGGATTCTGCAAAGGATTCTGTAAAGGATTCTGCAAAGGAATCTGCCAAAGATATGGTCTATTTCTGGAACGATTCTGAGATAGACGAAGGCACCTATAAGAAGCTCACCGAAGACCACAGACTATGGGTAATCGCAGAAGAAGAAAAATCTGCGGCACATCAAGTGGCCACTGCGGCTGCTGCGAAAAAAAATTCTGAGGATATAAAGCTGGCCAAGAAAAATCGAAAAGAGGCTCTGAGGGCCAGAAAATAAAAAAGAGGAGAAAAGAGTTTCGCCATGGAGAACTTTTTTATAGCACGCACCGCCGGACCGCCAAGCCCTGTCGCCAAGCACTGCTGTTTTTAGCAGTGGGGCTTGACCAGCCCCACCACCTGTGTTATACTGGCCGACTGGCGCTATGCGTCCTGCTGCCAACCACCTGAGCGTCCCAATGCCTTGCCATATTTCTAACCAGACTAACCCGACCGGCTGGTCCAAAAAGCAGAGTATCCACCATATGCGACCACATTATACTGCCCTCCATACATAGCAATCCATGACCAGTACCACCACAGCTATGAGGTACACTAAGGTAAATCCTATCCGTTCCATTCGTTCGAGGTTCATGTGTTCTTCTCCAGGATATTATGGGAGGCTTGGCGTTTACCGTCTTGCCGGGCTGCGTGACGCTGTGATTTTGCTGAGGCGTTTGCGGCCTTTTTTGTTCCCCACCGCACGGTTTTGTGGTGGATGTCATCAACCCCAACAGTTCGCCCCTTATTACTGTCTGCTGTGTAAGCCTTCATTCTTCAACTCCAAAATGTTCTTTGATTCTATCACGAATGTAATACTGCAAGTCACTTACTGATATGTCGGGTAATGCATCAAAAATGTCGAATACTTTATCGGCACATTCTAGAATAATCAATTCTGCGAATTTTTCTTTATCAAAATCTTCTTGCATTACTTGAGTATTGGCATTCCAGTATTGGCATCTAGTAGCCTGTTCAGCAAATTTTTTAATTCGTTCGTTCATAGAATCTCCCAAGTGATAGCAGTTGAATTCATTGCCTTGCGTGCCTTCCAGTAAGGCAGTGCCCATGTCACATTCGATTCAACCACAATAAGTCGTTTGTTAAAATATACTTTCATTCTTCAACTCCAAAATGTTGTTTAATCTTGTTACTAACATTCAACGCACATTCATAATAGGATGCGTCATATCCAACACCAGCACATTCTAGAACAATCAGTCCGGCGAAAGTTTCCATCAAGTATTCTTGATATCTACTTTTATCTTCAAACGTGTTGGCCCAATATTCAGCAACCTTGGCAAGTTCTTTAATTCGTTCGTTCATTTTTTTTCTTTCTGGAGAGGGGCTTGACAACCCCTGCCAGATATGATACAATGGTCGGTCAAGCCTTAGCCACTTGCGTTGTGACGGTCACAGCACCAGGTTTGCGAGCAGCCTTGTTAGCTTTCGAACCTGTAACGATTGTCTTGGAGAGAAGCTTCTCCAGTTTAGCTTTAGCTTTTTCGATAGCCGTAGCTTTGCGAGCCTCAGCATTTTGAGTCTTGGCCATTTTCTGAGCCACCCGAAGGAATGCATGCTCTTTAGCCAGGTCGGAGACCTCTTGCTTAAGCAATTTTAGTTGGGTGCGCTTTTCGGCGAGCTTGAGAGCAGTAGCGGTTTTAGTAGAAGCCATGATAAAGTCCTTTTGAATTAATAAGATGCCATTATACCAGAGTTTATTGGAAAAGTCAAGCCCTCTGGGAATACTTGACCAAATTGGTGTGTTAAAATTCGATTATCTCGGCTCTCCAGTAGCAATCAGGGGTACCACCTTCTTCCCAGCTGTTTTTGAACCTTACAGCCTCTTCCTTAGTGGTGAATATTTTGGTTTCACAATGCCGCTGGCCAAATTCATATTCAGTAACCACCACCTTGTACAGTTTACCACCGGTGTATTCCATTTGGTTTCCTTTTCGATTATCAATGGTGCCATTGTACCATAGTTTGGCAGGTTTGTCAAGGGCTTTCTGGAATACTTGACCAATCCGCTGTACTATTCGAAGGGCTTGACAGGAGGGGCTGGATGTGATAGGATGGGGGGTACACTACCTGGCCACCTGAATACTTCAAAAGCTGCGAATAGCTGCAGCTTTTTGAATCATTTTAAAAAATCAGGTGGCCATATAGTGCCTCTGGATCCCTTCGGGGGGCTTGACAACCACCGTGGTTATGGTATAATGGACCTATTCGAAAGCAGGACTGGGATGGACAAGGAGGCTGAGCGTACTATTATCGCTGTGAGAATCGATGCCGTTCTGACAATCATTCAAAAAGTCGCAAAGTGTCGCAAAAACGACACCAAAAAGTCTCGGAAAGTGCTTGACAATGTTCGGATTTTGTGATAAAATAGTGGATTTTCGGAGCGCCGTGCAATGGACTGACTAGATTCCGCTTAATTGTCAATACCGCGACTATTTTATTCAATCATATCCTAAAGATAATCATTCGCATCCACTGCTCCGACAGCTCCTGCGACAATCAGTATTATTATATACTAAGCGTTCAAAATATTACCAATCAGTCACTTTTTATACACAGCTTATACACAAGTTTTTAATGATATCTATTTTGGCAATCATTCCTAATCCTATTCTATACCAATCCACTACACTATTCCGAATGTCCTTGACAATTCCTAGGTTCTATGGTATAATGGACTCTTATTTCAACCACATATAGGAATTATCATTAATATGATTATGTCATTTTCTGAAGCAATGGAAATAGTATCTCAATTCGGTTATGCTAATAAGTCGGAATCATTGATTGGTGCTATCTCGGATATGGAGGACGCATATGATGACCTGTCCTTGAACCAGATAGCGGCATATAATTTTATCATTGGTGAATATAATAATATGGCAGAAATGGTTTAATTATGGATAATAATGATAAACAAAAAATCATGGGAATATTATTCCGTGATTATACACCTGACCATCGGAAATATACTTCCATTTATAAGGGTGTACCGGTTCAATTAATTAATGAATATAAAAAATTCATCGATTTTACCAAATTCTATATTATGTACCGTGGTCCCCGGCGTGGTCGTGGCAATACTACACTCAAGCAGGACGCGGTTCGGGCTGATATCTATGAATATCGGCCACGTGATATTATAGCTAAACGTCAGGAACGGACACAATATAATAATTATGTGGTGCAGCGTCGGCGTGGTCTATCAATTGTAAAATGATATTGGAATTGACGACTATTGTGGAATTAATAGGTGACCGGTTTGGTCAAGTATCCAAATAGTGCTTGACAATTCCTAGGTTTTCTGGTATAATGGCACCATCGTTTAGCAAAAAAGGTTTATTATGAAATTACTCTCCGTCGGCAACCCCAAAACGCTCAAGGGCATGAACCAAGGTTTTATGACCTATATTCAGCACCTGGCACCCGCCACCTTGTCTGGTCATAATACCTGCCCAAAAGCAACGGCTGGTTGTACCGCGGCATGCCTTAATACTGCTGGTCGCGGTGGTATGTTCAAAAAAGGCGAGAATACTAATGTAATTCAAAAAGCACGTATTCGCAAAACCAATTTATTCTATGATAATCGGGCAGTATTTTTCGAGCAATTAATTGCTGATATTAAATTGGCCCAAAAGCAGGCAGCAAAGCAGGATATGGTTCCTGTATTCCGCCTCAATGGCACATCCGATATCGCATGGGAAAAATATGTGGTTCTGGTCGATGGTTTATTCTATAATAATATTTTCGAAGCATTCCCTGCTGTCCAATTCTATGATTATACCAAAATTCTTGGCCGCAAGGTTAATAATATTGCTAATTATCACCTGACATTTTCTGCTGCCGACGGTAACGATTCGGACGTATTAAAAGCAATTGCTCAGGGTTATAATATTGCTGTGGTATTCGGTATCAAAAAAGGTTCGGCAATGCCAGAAACCTATCTCGGCATGCCAGTATTCAACGGTGACGAATCCGACCTGCGCTTTCTGGACCCTTCCAATGTGGTTGTCGGTCTATATGCAAAAGGTAAAGCCAAAAAAGATACTACAGGTTTTGTAAAATATCCGACAATTATGCTGGCAACGGCTTAATTACCAGCATTATTTAATTAAGGTAATATTATGACAAAGCAAGATTATACATTGTATATCTACAAAAAAGATAAACGCACCAAGTCCGGTGAGCGGTTGGTTTCGACCACGGTTTGGCCGGATATGGATAAGGATACAATGTACCGCACCACGGTAGAATTAAACCCATTATATCCTTCCGCTTTTGGTTATCGCATGGAATATGTGCCTAAAATGGTCACGGTTAAAAACCTAATGACCGGTGCAGAGGTTCAAATTGAGCACGATACACCTTGGTGTTGCAACCCTGCTTCAGAAACCTATTGGTCGATGTAATTAATTAATAAAGGTAATATTATGATAACTATTAAAGAAGAACAGGCATATCAACAATTTGATGCCTTTTTGGGATTTGTTACAATATGCGGTACAGAATTTTATGCTGCTGGAATTCTAAAACAAATTGATATAGATTTGTATAATGAAAAATTTGTTGAATTTTGTAATCGTATGGGATATGACTACAATAATTTAGACGGATTACAGGACTGGGATTAATATTGTTGTAATAATACAACACAGCCCTTGACATATCCTTGGATTCTGATATAATATAGTTTGTTTAATTGATAGAGGTAATTATGGAAAAAGTATTTAATACTGGTATTAATCCTGTGCATTCTGGTTTGTATGTGGTCGACCGTGGTGATAAGCTCGGTACTCCGTTTCGCTGGTTCAACGTGGAATCACAGGAATGGTCACGTTGCGAATATCTAATGGAAGATGTAATGTCAGCAAAGGATGTACCTGGTGCTCTAGGATTCCTGCCTTGGCGTGGTCCTATCAAGGTTCTGGCTAAGCAACCTGCTACGGTTGCACTGGTTGCAGATACTCCGACTGTCAAGGTAGCAAAAGCACCGAAAGTCAAAGCTGTCAAGGTAGCAAAAGCACCTAAGGTTAAAACTGCGAAAGTTACACATCCTGATGGTACCATTTTCTTCCGGGAAGACCGTCAGAAATTTATGGCAGTATTTGGTGGTGCACCAGCTGCGGCTCGGCCAACTATTGAAGCTGCTAAATCTTTTCTGCTTAAAAAAGGTATTGCTGCTGAAAATATCGTTGTAATTGGATAAATAGGTGTGGATCACCACCCACCACAGGTGCATCCACTCTAATATCTATTACGGAGATACCAGCATGAAATATATATACACTTCGGCCGAATTCGACCAAAAAATGTGTTCCATTTTTAATGTGGATTATGTTGAAAGAGAAACAACTAGAATACCATTGGAAAAACTAACAACCATAAGTCCACCTAATTTAGGTATTGATATTGGTGTTTTTGGTAAAGATCCTTGGAATAAAGGTAAAAAAACTGGACCTTTATCTGAATCACATAAAAACGCATTAGCACTTGCTGCAAAATCACATAAAAGAACCGAAGAACATAAAAAAAATAATGCACTAGCCCATTGTAAATCTTGGTTAGTAACTGATCCAACCGGCAATACATTTATTATAAAGAATATGAATGAATTTTGTAAAAATAATGGATTATTAACAGGAAGAATGACATTGGTTAGTCAAGGTAAATATAAACAACATAGAGGATGGACTTGTTCCAAAATTAAAAAATGAAAACAGCTGATATTAAAAAAGGTATGCTTCTGCGTATGGCCAATGGTTGGTACGGCATCATGCAGGATAATGGTCGAGGTACAACCCGTGTTGTCGAGGTAAAAGGTTATTATACTGAAACAGGTTCGGTTTATTCGCATGATATTGTATTGGCCCTTCCTGTGGATGGTGGAATTTGGGAAATTGTAGAGCATACTACAAAAGAGTTGCAGCTAAAAGAAATGACAGAAAAATTATTCGCCTAAAAATTATGTTTGATAAAATCACCAAAAAGTCGCATGATTATCTACAGACTCAATTAGATGAGCTGAAAGAAAATTGTGACAAAAATCCTGCTGTCGCTGAATTGGTGAATTATATTATTGCCTACAGTGATGAGATGGCTTACTCCAGAAACGATGCTAGTCCTGATGCTGTGATTGGTCGTGACTTATGCCAGATAATTTGGGAAATTTCAGGTACAGATTTAGGTACTATTGGTAACCAGTTTCATTTTAACGCTGCTTGGGCATACGAACTGAATATGTTTATTGATAACTATTTCTATAATGATGCAGCCTTTGATTTTGATATTGATGAGCGCAGTGGCATCATTAGATTCAAGGCCGCAAGTGATACAGGTCGCTGGTTGCAGAACCCATTAATTCTTATTGAGGCTGCAAAGGCTAATCGTATCCGTTATGATAACATGGATCGTTCAACCCTAGAAAATCGCCGGTCTGTGCCTCAGGTAGACGTTAGCCGAGTTATTGAGTTAGTGACCAAGGATATATTAAAATGAACGAACGAATTGAACAACTTGCCGAACAGGCTGAAACATGGAATGCTGATGGAGACAAGTGCGAGGTTGACTTGGAAAAGTTCGCCGAGTTGATTGTGAGGGAATGTATGTCATATATGGAAGATGGTGATATTGACTTTGCCAAGTTTATGATTAGAAAACATTTCGGAGTTGAAAAATGAAGATAGAAACAACAATGGATCGTGAATTTCCATTTTGGGTTATTGCTGAATATGAACCGGGTCAGCGAGTTACCAAAGATATGATAACTTTTGATACTGACCGGCCGGATGTACATGTAAACAAGTATGGCGTGGTACTATTCCGTAATACTGTTACGGCACTAAGGTTGTTGAAAAAAGATTTTGAAGTTGAAATTTAATTAAAGGAAAATATTATGCCTAATTGGTGCCAAAACGTAGTTAAAATTTCTCATGCAGATCCAGTTAAAATGGATATGATTCGTGCAGCTGATAATAAAGATAATTTCTTTAATACATTCATCCCTTGCCCCCAGGACTTGATTGATACTGTGAGTGGATATGTGCCTGAACAAAAGGCTCTTGAAGCTAAGCAGGCGGCCAATCTTGAGAAATATGGATATACCACTTGGTATGACCATAACATCGCCAAGTGGGGTACAAAATGGGACGTGGTACCGCGTATTACTGAAGATAATACAAATCAGATTACAATGACATTTGATACTGCATGGTCACCACCTATTGAATTCTATCGAGCAATTATTGAAGAACATGGTTTTGAAATCATGGCCTTCTACAATGAAGAAGGAATGGCATATGCTGGTGTCTTTGATAATGGTCATAATGAGTATTACGAATATTCTGGTTTAAATTCGGATGAAATAGAAGAATATTTGCCATTTGATTTGAATGAGATGTTTAATATTTCAGCGAATAAGGCAGATTGGGAACAAGAGGAAATGGATGAGAACCAACCTGATGAAGAATAAGAATGGCACGATTTTAATCCTGAGTGTTAATATAAGGAAGTAATTATGAGAAAAATGGCTACTATTCGTAGAATCAATGCGATTGACCCTATTGCGGGTGCCGATGCTATTGAAGTTGCAACCGTGGATGGTTGGAAAGTTGTAATTAAAAAAGGTGATTTCAAGGTCGGTGACCGTGTGGTGTACTGTGAAATTGATTGCTGGATTCCAACTCAATTAGCACCATTCTTGTCTAAGGGCAAAGAGCCTCGTGAGTATATGGGTGTCAAAGGCGAGCGCCTGCGTACCGTTAAACTGCGTGGTCAATTGTCACAAGGCCTATTGCTGAACCTTGATGATGCATTACCATTCACCAATTCTTTCCAAGATGGTGATGATGTATCAGAGGTTTTGAATATTGGTAAGTGGGAACTTCCAATGAATGCTCAGCTTGCTGGCATGGCAAAGGGTAATTTCCCGACGGCCATTCCTAAGACTGACCAAGAGCGTGTACAAAATCTGATTGGGGAAATTAATCTAGCAGTAACCTTAGGTTTTCAATTTGAAGTGACCGAAAAACTGGAAGGTTCTTCAATGACTGTATATCTTATTGATGATGAATTTGGTGTTTGTTCACGCAATCTAGACCTAAAAGAAACTGAAGGCAATACTTTCTGGTCTGTTGCACGGAAGGATCGTATTGAAGAAAAACTGCGTGACAACAGATTGAATAATATTTCTATTCAAGGTGAATTGGTTGGTCCTGGTATTCAAGGCAATATCTACAAATTAAACTACCCGATGTTCATGGTGTTTGATGTGTACGACATTGAAAATGGTTCTTATTTAAACCCGGATGCTCGGCGTAAACTTATTGCAGATTTGGATTTGTTGCACGTTCCAGTATTATTGGTTGATAAAGACCTTGGAGTTGGTTCTATTGATGAAATTCTACAATGGGCTGAAGGCCTATCTGTAATGGGTGATATTAATGGACCTCAACGTGAAGGCCTTGTGTTCAAACAAAATATTGGCGGTATGACCTTTAAGGCCATTTCAAACAAATATCTATTAGGAGAAAAATAAATGAGTGTTAAAAAGACAATTGCAGGAACTATTATGAAAGAATTTAGTTTTTTCTTGGAGGCATATCGGTTTTGTATGACAGCAGGCATATCTTCTGAAAGCATTTCTCGCCGTGATTGGAAAACTTGGACTGTAAAAGTGCCTACAAAATGATTCTATTATATGTTGGTGCCATTTTATCGGTTTTATTCTTATTAGAATTGACTATTGGTATTATTATTACATTATGCATCCAAAGGTGGGGTGTTTATCGTGATTTTATATGGATTAAGTGACTGTTGTTTTAATACAACACATCACTTGACATTTATACCAATCCTGTTATAATAGAGTCTTATTCAGTCAATTAGGAGTTTTTTATGGGTACACGTTCTTTGACCTTTGTTTATGAAAATGGCGCACCTAAGCCTTTACCGGTTTTGTGTATGTACCGTCAGTTTGATGGTTATCCAGAAGGACACGGCCGGGAATTGTCCCAATTTCTTGGTGGTTTTGTTGCCATTGTAAATGGCCTGCGGTTCAATGAAACTCGTAAAGTGGCTAATGGTATGGGTTGCCTTGCGGCTCAATTAGTTGGTCATTTTAAGTCTGAGGCTGGTGGTTTCTATTTGTATCCAACCAATTCTAAGGATTGCGGCCAAGATTATGAATATCACATTTATGAGGACAAAATCAAAGTGAAAGTTTCCAACGGTAAAGCCATTTTTACTGGTTCTTGGAAAGAATTTACTGATTTTTGTCACACCGCTGATGTTGCGTAAAAACAACAGCCGTCCCGAAAGTTCTTGACGGGACGGCCCATTGTGTTATACTTGTGGCATTAATTAAGTAATTAAAATGAAAACTTTAATAACCATTACTGTGTTATCCGTGTCTGCAAATTCTGCCCATGCCATTTGGACAGAAAAAGCTTCAGATTCAGGTATTAATGTTACCCATTGCATACAACCAGGAGTTGATTCTGTTAAATGTATTCGGGCTCTAAAACAAAAACTTGAACCAAAAACCATAACACAGAAATCGGTTAAAGTCATAAAACAGAAACCAGTTAAAGATATTCGAACTGTTATATCCAATAACGATATTAAATTGAGTGGTCGTGGAGTGGATACATCAACAAAAGATATTAGATGCCTTGCATATTCTATTTTTCGTGAGGCCGGTAATCAGAAAGTTGTTGACCAGTATGCAGTTGGCCAAGTCCATGTGAACCGATTAAAAGAAGGATCATGGGGAAAAACAATGTGTAATGTTGTATATGCTAAAGCACAATTTAGTTGGACTCTAGAATCTAAAGTGGTTGCATGGTCTAAAAAACAAGAACAACATTTTACTGATATAGCTGAAGGATTATTGGTTGATGGAGTTTATGTCAAGAAATTGGCTTCTAATAAGATTCTACATTATCATGCTACTTATGTCAATCCCAAATGGGCAAAGCAAGGGCAAATGGTTGCTAGTGCCGGTGCTCATGTGTTTTATAAAAATGTTCCTTATTAATTAAAGGATTATAATGGATTATTTCCTTACTTTTATATCATTATTTTGTATTGATGTTTTTTATACTTATTATTTAAGAGCAATTGCAGAGAGTAAGGCATTGGCCGCTAGCTCATGGGCAATTGTTGTAACAATATTGGGTGCGTTTGTTGTTATTAACTATACAACGAACCATATGATGCTTATACCTGCTGCTCTTGGTGCATTTTGTGGTACATATGTTGGAATGAAATTAAGAAAGAAAGAAAGCTGAGTAATATATGAGTGAACGAATTTATCTGTCTAAACGTAATCTATTGACCTTGTTATCCAAACTGGATCGGTTTGAACAAGGACAGGAAACCAAGTGTGCTATTATAAAGTATGCTAATCCACTTGACCCATATTGCAATACAATGGATGAAGTGATGGTTATTGCAGTACCTGATGAAGCATTATACACCAAACGTAGTGCGGGCAAAATGCATCCATTGGATGAACCAAAATGAATGAACAACTAAGACAACTTGCAATAAAATCTGGTATTGACATGTATGGTTTAGGCTCTGATAGGGAGAAATGGGAATCCGTTCTTGAAAAGTTTGCCAATTTGATTATAGGTAAATGCAGTCTTGTCTTATTGGTCAAATCTATGGAATATGCCGATGAAGGATATTTGGCTCAATGCCAATCAATGAATGAAGCTTCAAACTTAATTAGAAATGCTCTAAAAACCAACGTATCTGTTGTAATAAAACAACAGTAACCTAAAAAGTCCTTGACTTTCCGTCCCGGACGTGTATAATTGCCATTTTAACTGATTGATATTGGAACTTTTATGTCAAACATTTTTACTATTGGTGATAAGTATGCTGCTGTTATCGACGGCAAAACCGTGAAGCGTTCTAATCGCCGTGCTCTAGAGCGTATGCTTAAGCGTACCGATGTTTCGGTGCCTATTGTAGAATCCAAATTCTCTATCAATGAGCGTTTTGGTTTTGTGAAAGATATGGTTACTATGTTGGCCAATGGCGACCAAGCGTCCGTTGTTGTTACTGGTCCTGGTGGTCTCGGTAAATCTCATACTGTTTCGGCTGCATTGCGTGATGCAGGTTTCAATGATGTTTCCGTGCTTGACGAATTGGAAGTTGGTGACAATATTCCTAAGAATTCATACCGTGTAGTAAAAGGTTATTCTACACCCAAAGGTTTGTACCGTACACTATACGAAAACCGTAATTCGGTTATCGTATTTGATGATTGTGATTCGGTCCTAAAAGATCCGGTGTCCTTGAATTTGCTCAAGGCTGCTTTGGATTCTTATTCTCGCCGTATTATTTCATGGCGTGCGGACATCAAAGACGAGGACCTGCCAACTGTCTTTGAATTCAAGGGTCGTGTGGTTTTTATCTCCAATTTATCTTCCGCATCATTGGATCAAGCCATAATCACTCGCTCACTAGCGGTTGACCTGACTATGACAGCCAAACAAAAAGTAGAGCGTATGCGTTTCCTGTTGACACAACCAGACTTCATGGAAGACTTTGCAATGGTTCACAAGACAGAAGCAATGGACCTTGTGGATACTTTGTGTGATAACATTAAAGAATTGTCCTTGCGGACACTCATGCAGGTTATTAAGATTCGTAAATCGAATCCTAATGGCAAATGGAAAGATTTGGCTGAATACGCAATTTGCGGTTAATAGGAAATTATATGTTTTGGACTATTGTATTAATTGGTGTTGGTTTGGGTTCAAATAGTGTAACATATGTCGGCCAATTTGAGCAACAAGAAACCTGTGTCAAAGCATCACAAGAGTTTAAGGCATTAAACAAACAGGCCGTTTGTGTTCAAATACAAAAACCTGATGCTGCGGCATCTGTAAAGAAATAGGAAAGTACTATGACTGAAGAATTTAAAGCGTACATTTTTGCATACCTAGACATGGTAAGGGAATCTGGTGCCATCAATATGTTTGAGGGTGCAAGAGTGATCCAAGACGAATTTGGACTCGATAGGCGTACCTCCAGAGAATTATTGATTGAATGGATGAAACAATTTTCTAAGGATAATGTTGCGTAAAAACAACATATACCATTGACATTCCTGCCACTTTGTGTATAATTGCCTCTATCAATTCAGTAAATAGGACTTTTCATGCGTACAAAACAATTCATCCAAGGTTTCAATAACAAGCAACGTGTTCGTGCCATTATCAATGGTGTTGGATTCTATGCGACTGTGCAGGACCTATTGTCTGGGCCATTTTCTGACCAGACGACAGCATTGCACCAAGTATTGCATTCCTTGAATTTAGAAAAATCTACAGGTATTGGTACCAGAGTTACGGTGTATAATTATAAAATGGAACAAAAATCTTTTGATATTCAATTGGATTTAGTATGAGGGAAGCATTTACTGAACGTCAGCAATATTTGATTGCTAAAAATCTAATCAAAGCCGCCACATTGGATATTGAATGTCTGACAAAGGCATCATATCAATATATTTCAGGTTGTTGTGGTTTTATTGCACATTATGACCGTGAAGGTTTCATTGCATCATATGAAACACCGCAGAATTTGAGGCATGATATATTGCACAATGCAAAGGCCAATCAATACAATAATTTTAAACCAAATGATGTAAATTACGATTACTATATGTCGAAGCGTAATGTATATGAAATGGTTGTTGAAGGTATTAAAAATGTATCATATGCTTAAAGAGGTAACTGCCTGGAATATGTCAGGTGGTTCATGTAATCATTTGTATTTGTTTGAAGAAAAACCAAAAGGTAGAACAGCAAAGGCTCTTGGTTATATTCGTAGAGGTACTGATGAGGTAGTCAAATTCAAAAATGGTTTGGTTATTGAAATGAAAAATAGGAATTTCATTGAGGTAAAAAAGGTGAAGGTATGAACGAACGAATTAAAGCCATGCCGTGGGGCGTCAAAGTAGCCGCAGTATTTTTGTTGATATGCTATATTACATTGTTATTTTTGTCGCCAGGGATATCGCTAATCCTTAATCTTGTTATTTGTCTGCTTGCTGCCATCAATAGAATCATAGAATACAATGTAAGCGGACATTAATATGAACGAACGAATTGAAAAACTTGCTGAACAGGCTGAAGAATGGAACGCCGATGGGGACAAATGTGAAGTCAATCTACACAAGTTCGCCGAGTTGATTGTTCAGGAATGTATTGAACTAAACCGACAAGAGTTATCGTTCTCTGCATTTGCGAGAATGTTAGACAAGTATGAAGAACATTTCGGAGTTGAAGAATGACAGACTATGAATTAGCAGAAACATTGAGAACTGCTGCCAGGAGTGCGAGAGATAACATTGCTCTTGAAATGCTGTTGTTGATGGCAGCAGAACGAATAGAACAGTTGAGTGTGGTGCAAACTCCAGGAAACTATAATGAACGAACATATTAGACAACCTGCTGAACAGGCACGAAAATACGCAGACGAAAATCGTTCAGGATCCTTTGTGAAATATGACCCTGAATGGTTTGTTTTGTATAACGAAAAGTTCGCCGAACTAATTGTGCGGCAATGTGCTGAGATTTGTTTGGAAGCGAACGACCATAAAAATATCTTACGATATTTCGGAGTTGAAGAATGAGAACAGTATGGGTAATTTGTGAAACAGTAGACTTGGGCTATCGCATGGTCAAGGGCTACGATTCGTATGGCAAAGCAAAGGCTGAGTTTGACCGAATGTATGCCAAAGCCGTTGATGAGAAAGTCAAGGCATTGATGAAACACTGTGATTATACAAAAGAGCAAGGCGAGGATTGGTGTGCAAGTGTCTCTTTCTATGAATTGGAAAGTGTGGAGATTGAAGAATGAACGAACGAATTCGAGAACTTGTTAGACAGGCTGGACTAGATGATGCCGACTTTCCTATTGAGAATTGGGATAATGTTCCCTTAGCAAAGTTCGCCGAGTTGATTGTGCGAGAATGCGGTGCAGTAATCAATAGTGAAAATTATCGTGAACATTCCAAGGGATGGAATGATGCTATTGAATGGGCAGATGGTATGATTAAAGAACATTTCGGAGTTGAAGAATGACCCCAATTGAATATCTACAATCTCTTATTACAGGGATGGAAATGGGCTCAGAGATTCCAGTGCAATTGTCAGAATTGAAACTTCTAATGGCTCTTATTAAGGCAGATAAAGAATGAACGAACGAATTAAAGCACTGTTACTTAATGAAAGAAATATGTTTGTCAATGGGGTAACGGAATCTAATAACAAAATATACATTCACGGTTCAGAAGAAAACTTGGAAAAATTCGCTGAACTAATTGTTAGGGAATGTATCAGAATTGTAGAAAAAAACGAAAGTGAGATGCATTACGATAATGGAATGTATCCTGTATATCTTACAGTTTGTGAGATTCGAGAACATTTCGGAGTTGAAGAATGAATGATGTATTCAAATTTAATGAACGTGAGTTGGTAAACATCGAACACGCCGCAAAACCTCAAGCAGGTGATTATTGGGCAGAACGATTTAGTCCGTGTTTCTTGGTGTTAGAAGCCAATGCTTTTTCTGTGTCATTTTTATCAAAAACAAAAATCGTCAATGGTGATAAATTTTGGGATGTATCACATATAGAATCATGCACACCAAAAGAATTCCAACGCCGAGTGTCTTATGGTACAAATGCTGGTACATGGTGTGATTGCACACCCAACTGGAAGCATGCCAAGGAATATATTGAAGAAGCAAAGGAAATGTTAGTATGAAAATTGTAATTAATACTTGTTTTGGTGGTTTTAGTCTGTCTGTAGCGGCACTAGCTCGTTATAATGAATTGGCTAATACCAATGTTGAATATTATTATGCCATCGAGCGTAATGATCCATGTTTAGTACAGGTCGTTGAAGAACTTGGTGAACAAGCCAATGATGTTTTCTCTGACCTAAAAATTGTGGATATTCCTGATGGTATTTCTTGGTATATCCAAGAATATGATGGTTTGGAATCTATACATGAAACACATAGGATTTGGGATTAATATTATCATCGGCGGACACCGCCATCTTATACTATATTATAATGTTGTCAAGGGCTAAATTAAAAATAGTGCTTGACAAATACCACAATACATGGTATAATATAATTTTTAACCGAGGACATTATGGCAAGAACTAAAGATGTATGGGCAGATATTCAGGAAATGGCAGATAATGGCTATGACGCTGAAGATATTGCACTGATTATGGAAGTTGATATTAACCATGTTAGGGCTGCACTAGGTCAGCCAGTTGAAGGAGAATCCGATGAATAAGAACCAAAAAGAATTTATTATTGCAGCTACTGAAAAGTATGGTGTTGGCGCAACAGTTACCCGTGACCAAATTTCTGATACAGTAGAAGAATCTGGTTGCACATATCCTTTTTGGTTGGTAACAAAAGCCGAACACCGTGCTGGTCGTGGTTTATATAAAGTGCCTGTAATTCCAGGTTTCGTACCTGCACCTAAAGTTGAAGAAAAAGAACTTGCAACAGTTGATTTGTCTGCACAGGTTCTAACATTCCGTCAACCTAAACTTGTAGATGAATCAGATACATCTATTCCTGTAAAGTACCCAGATTATGTCCCTTTTGGATTTTTTAAGGACCTACGTAACATTATCCGTTCTAATATGTTCTATCCTGTTTTCGTTACTGGGCATTCCGGTAATGGTAAGACTCTTATGGTTGAGCAAGTTTGTGCGGAACTCCAACGTGAATGCATTCGAGTTAACATTTCTATTGAAACTGACGAAAGTGATTTACTTGGTGGTCCTACTCTTGTTAATGGTAATGTCGTTAATCGTGACGGCCCAGTTATTATTGCAATGAAACGTGGCGCTGTCCTATTGATTGATGAAGTTGACCGTGGTTCAAACAAACTAATGTGTCTGCAAGGCATTCTTGAAGGCAAACCATATTACAACAAAAAATCTGGTGAATTGGTTACACCAGTTAATGGTTTCAACATCATTGCTACTGCAAACACCAAAGGTCGTGGTTCAGACGAAGGCAAGTATCTGTCACAAATTCTTGATGATGCATTCCTTGAACGATTCCCTATTACAGTAGAACAAGAATATCCTGATGTTAAGACTGAAACAAAGATTCTTACACCATTGATTCCTGAACCTGATTTTGTGAATTGTTTGGTGTCTTGGGCTGATACAGTTCGTAAGACATTCAAAGAAGGCGGCACAGATGAAATTATTTCTACACGCCGTTTGGTTCACATTGCAAAAGCATATACAATTTTCAAAGACCGTATGAAGGCAATTACCTTGTGTGTCAATCGTTTTGATGAAGAAACAAAGACTGCATTCCTTGACCTGTATACCAAAGTTGATGCAAAAGTAAATGCACCTGAACCTGTTGCACCTATTGCATCAGACCCCGTGAATGTGAGAGCAGTAGGAACATTTCTTCCAGATTCACCCTTTTAATTGAAAGAAAATATTATGGCTACAAATCTTAAAGTACGTACAGGCAAACAAAATCGCCACGAAAAAATTACTGTTGTTATGTTGTCAGGTTTACCTGTGTCACCTGATGACATTAAAGCCTGTTTCAAGGGCACAGACCAAGAGGCAGTATTGTATCGTTTGCCGACGAATATATATAATATCCGACGCGATGGCGGTGTAATCAAAGTGTTCAAAACAGGACGTAATGTAACTGCATACCAACTATTGAATTTCAAAGAGTTTAACGCACAAGGACGATACATTGGTCGGCCTATTAGTGTTACACCTGTTGTACGTGAGGAAGAATTTACGCAGGAACTGGAGACTGTTTAATGTCTGGTTGGAGAAAGCGTCAGATAGTGGATAAAATGGAGGAAAATATGAAGAAAAAAGACCGAAAAAATCTACAATTCCTAATGAGTTTAGACAAACACTCTATGATGTCCTGGTGGATGCACGCTCCCAAAAATGACAAACTTTATGCAGAAGAACTTTTGGATGCTTACCAAAAAGAGCTTGACATTGCCACTACTTTAGTGTATGATGGCCCTATTGATTCAGGATTTCCTGATGCAAAGAAGATACTTAACAAATTTAGAATTAACTCTTAACTGGAACTTATATGATGAAACGTGAATGGTTTGAATCCGTACTTAAAAATGAAATCGTTACTATCACCTTTACAAAGAAAGATGGTACTGAACGGGAAATGCGTTGTACACTTAAACAGGATTTACTACCTGTGACTGAGGTTGTTGAATCCACTGAAGAAGATAGACCAAAACGCGCAAAGTCTGAAACATCAGTATCAGTATTTGACCTCGATTTAAATGGTTGGCGTGCATTCAGTATTGATTCGGTGAAAACCATTACATTCAATTTAAGTGGAGTGTAATCATGTGGAAAACAGTTGAGGTTGACGTTGATGTAGACCTTTCCGATTTTGATGATGAAGATTTGATTGAATCCTTAGAATACCGTGGATATAATGTTAACAAAACAGGATATAAGTATGATGGAGATAATCGAATTGAAGAATTATACCAAGCAATCAAGCTTGGTAAACCTTATGATGAGTTAGTTAGAAAATTTGTTATGGACTGTACTGGTCGTATTTTGTGAGGTAAAAAATGAGATTTGCGTTAGGTTCGGATATTCACCTAGAATTTGGTGATATTGAATTAAAAAATACTGAAGATGCCGATGTATTGGTACTTTCTGGTGATATTTGTGTTGCCAAAGATTTAGCTTTCACTGATAGTATTAGATCCAATAAATGGATGAAGTTTTTTACTCAATGCTCTGAGCAATTTCAGAATGTTATATACATTATGGGCAACCATGAGCATTATAATGGAGATTTTGCAAAGTCTTATGGTCAATTGAAAACCGCATTGTGCGAATTGCCTAATATTGATGTTATGGAAAAAGAATCAATTAACTTTGGTGATGTAACTTTTGTTGCAGGTACTCTTTGGACTGACATGAACAAGGAAGACCCTAATACCTTGTATGGCATCAAAGGTTATATGAATGATTACCGTGTCATTGAAAACAGTGATGCAATGGTTCATTTTAAGCAAATGGTGCCCATGCTGAATGATGATTTTTCTGAAAAGAAAGATGATAAAGGTAATACGGTATACCAAACAGAATTCCATACACGACCAGGTAAATTTACACCAGAACTTTCTGTTATTGAACATAAAGCAATGTTGCAATTTATCCGTGATGTTGTTGACCATAGGCCTGAACATAAGTTTGTGGTTGTTGGTCATCATGCACCATCTAAACAGTCAACAAAGCCAAAGTATGAAAAAGAAGTAATGGTTAATGGTGCATATAGTTCTGACTTGTCCGAGTTTATCTTGGATCGGCCACAGATTAAAGTGTGGACCCATGGTCATACACATGATAAGTTTGATTATATGATTGGTAGTACACGGATTGTTTGCAATCCACGTGGATATATAAACTATGAAGATTGTGCAGACAATTTTCAGTTACAATATATTAATGTTTAATTATTAAAGGAAAAAAATGAATGATTCAGAAATCAAATTGAGTACAACTCTTGTTAACTCTATTCTACAATACTTAGCTACAAAACCTTTCCAAGAAGTGTTTCAATTTATTGAAGCAATTCAAAAAGAAGGTAATCCACAACTTGCAGCACTTGCCGCAAAACAAGAATCTAAAAAATAATGAAAATTTATATTGGTCCTTTTAAAAATTGGGTTGGCCCTTATCAAATTGCAGAAGCACTTTGTTTTTGGGTTAAAGACGTTAAAGATGAATATGGTTTTGAAAGAAAACCTGATTGGGTGCATGACTTTGGTACATGGTTGGCCGGTGGTGATAAAAAAGATTCATGGTTGATGAAACTATGTAATTGGATCGAAAGCAAAAAGCACCGCAAAGTTAAAGTACGCATCGACCCCTATGATACATGGAACATGGATGGTACGCTAGCGTATATCATTCTGCCCATGTTGAAACAACTACAAGCAACTAAGCATGGTTCACCTTTGGTTGATGATGCAGATGTTCCAGAAGGTCTTAATCTCCGTTCAACTGAAGCACCACCAAAAGAAAATGAATGGGACACTGATGACAATGTTCATAATCGTTGGCAATGGGTGTTAGCTGAACTTATTTGGACTTTTGAGCAATTGCACAATGACTATGATTGGGAATCACAGTATCATACAGGTGAACATGATTTGGTTTGGAAGCCTGTTGATAAAGAAGGCAACGAAGTGCCTAAAGAAGATGCAAAACTGTATCAAATGGAAAAAGGTCCAAACGATACGCATGAATGGGATAAAGATGGATATATGGCACACAGCAAGCGTATTGACAATGGTTTGCGTTTGTTTGGTACTTACTATCGCGGTCTTTGGGACTAAGTTATGCAATTGGATTCAAATAAAAAAGGACCTTCATTTCATCCAGGCCAACGTGTCTATGTTGCATCATTAAAAATGCAAGCTACAGTTATTGAACAATTGTTATCATATGATTATCCTGAATCATTTTGGGGTAATGTTCGTGTTAGATATGATGACGGCATCGAAGGTGTTTCAAACTCATGGCAACTTATGGCAGTGGTTGAATGACAGGTGAAGAATTAGAAAAAGTTGGGCAAGAATTGGTTGAAATGTTTGGTGATAAATTACCACATCACCAACATGAACCAATTCGTTTTGCCTACTATCTTAAACTGTATCGTTATGTGAAGGAAAAAGATGAGCAACGAAATTGACAAAGAAAAACATTCCGAACGCCTACACAAAGAACAAGTAAAGATTGCAAAACAGGTAAAGATTGCAAAAGCATCTGGTCTAACAGATAAACAAATTCAACCACACAAGTACGCAAAGAAACACGCAATGGATTGTGGCAATCCTGGTTGTATTGTCTGTGGTAATCCTAGAAAAATATACAAAGAGAAAACAATTCAAGAGAAAAGTTTTGAACAAATGAAGGTGCAAGAAGAATAATGTTTAATGTAATAAATTATTTCCAGGCCAAAGAACGCCTCAAAGAATCCATCAAGACTATTGAAATGATGGGTGGTGAAGATGAATGTCAACCCATGTTGTTAGGACAAAGGGATTTCTTGATGCTTGAGGTTGATTATTACCGTGACGAATTTAAATCAAATTGTTTCTATCTATTGACAGCAACATCCGTTTGTGTTATACTATACTTTATCAACAACTATTTTAGGATTTTATGAAAACATCTGCAACATTTAAACTATCCAAGTATGCAAAGACTATGATTGCTTTGCTGCCTTTCCATGACAAACAACAACGTAATGCATTCAGAAAAAATATGGTTGAAGGTGAATACTATGCTTCAACAGTTGAACGCCAGATGATGGGTGTAAATGCTAAGAGTAAAGACGAATAAATAAAAACCTAACCACTAACTTGAAAGAACATTATGAGCACATTTATCGAAGTATTTTCTATTGAAAAAAACACCAAAGTAATTATCAACCTAGACACAATTCTAGAAATTGCACCACTTAAAGAAGGCGGTTGCAATTTGTTTTTCCCTGATGCAGCAGCAGTTGGTGGTAAAAACTCTATGAAGGTCACAGATTCATATACACTATTCAAACAATTCGCATTGGAAACTGTAACACCTGATGATATTGCTGCACGTATTCGCAATATGCCAAAGGTAGAAGTTCAACCTTTTCCTCGTGAAATTCCTCAAGAAGAAAAACGTGGACCTGGCCGTCCAAAATCTGTTATAGGTA